ATCTCTTACGCTCGTCAATATATCTTGGATTACGGTAGGTGGAATAATCTAAATTATTATTGGCAATTGGATGATGATTTGGGCGCTTGTTATGAATTGGTCGATGGCAAAAGCATCCAAGTAGATTTCAGTATTGTGCTAGGATACACAGAAACATTAACAAGTAAATATGATGTAGCATTGGCCGGCATAGAAGCAAAATCATTTTTGCGAGATGAGCATCAAAAGCCATATCGTTTCAACACCAGAGTATACAGTTGTGTTCTAACATCTACGCGGCATCAATGTAATTATAGGGCAGAATTTGATACTAAAGAGGATATTGATTTTTGCCTACAAATTTTGACAACAGGCGAGCATATTGTTTGTGTTCAGAAATATGCAATTAATTATCGCCATATTAAAAGTCGGCAACCTGGAGGCTTAACCCCATTGTATGAGGATAGCATTGATGTTGATATATCCCATAAATTTGTAAACGAATGGGGTGAAGAGATTTGTAAAATTGTTAATAAATATGGGCGAGTTGATGTGGTTATTGACTGGAAGCAATTTAAGGCGATACCTGAAATTAAGAAGCCGGAGCGCAGCGAATGAACGCAGCATGGGATAAATTAGGCAATAGACCTCAAAGTGGGGAGATACCTCATAGTGGCTAAATGCAAAGTGCAGAAAACAAAAAGCACAGGAAAGCCTTGTCGCCGGGATCGCATTACAGGCAAGGATGTTTGTTGGGTGCATGGCGGCGCAACGCCAACCGGCAAGGCAAGTGTGCATTACAAAGGCAAAGGGCATAGCCGCAACTTACCAACACGATTAGCAGATAAGTATCAGGAGGCGATTAGCAACCCGGAATTATTGAGCCTTCGATCTGACATTGCTTTGTTGGACACACGGATTGCGGAGACGATAGAAAATATTGATACCGGCCCTATCGGCAAATTATGGGGTATGGTTCGCAGTACGTACTTAGACCAACAAAAAGCAATGAGCGCCGGTGATGCTATGGAGACAATCAAGGCAACACAAGCGCTTGATGAGATTACAAAGCGTGGCTTTATGGATTATATCAATTGGGATGAAATACGCGGGTTATTACAGGAACGGGCCCGGTTGGTTTCGATGGAAAATAAAATACTGAATGATGCCGATTTGAAGGTGGCATCAGAGCAGGTCATGTTATTAGTGGCTGCTATAGCGAATGTGGTAATGGAAAATGTTACAGATAATAAAATCAGAGCGAAAATCTCAAGCGGGATTGATGTCCTCATATCTTCAGGCGTTCAATGATAGGTTAGATGGGAGTGAAAGTGACACAGTGTCATTGCTTCCTAATCTGCCAACACCACATGAGAAACAGAGCGATATATTGTTGTCGCCTGCTATGCGTAAAGTCGTGGCCGCGGGCAGACAGGTGGGCAAGACGATGATGGCCTCCATGTCGGCTATCGGTGGCGAACAGTACGGTGGGCGTGGATTGTTAGACGGCGCTCATGTTCACATCTCAAGTACGACCCAAGATCAATCTGACTTGTTTTGGGATTACATCACTGACTGGCTTGCGCCCCTATACGATACACCCGGCTTCTATAAGAATGAAGGTCGGCGTATTATCAAATATCGTGGCGGGCGAATACGAGTGAAGACCGGCAAGAACCCTGACGCTTTGCGCGGTGGCAACGTCGATAAGTTGATTTTAGATGAATGTGCCTACCTTGACTCGAAGGCATGGAAAAAGGTTGGAATGCCGATGTTGGTAGCCCGTAATGGTGTAGCAGAGTTTTACAGCACACCGAAAGGTTTCAATTGGTTTTTCGAGTTATTCAATTACGCCAGTGAGGATGATAACGAGGATTGGAAGACTTGGAATTTCAGCACGCTTTCCAACCCGCATTTATCCGAAGGGGCATTGCGATTACTCATAAAGGATATGACCCCAGACGATTACACTGAAGAGATTGAAGCGCAGTTCATTTCCGATAGTGGTGGGGTATTTGATGCACGCCGTATAACCTTCCTTGACGACTGGCCGGAATACGACCCGGAACATATCTATGCCGCCGGCATCGACTGGGGGCAGGACAATGACTTTAGCGTCTTGTCAATTCCAGACAGAATCGCTAACCGTCAAGTGTTCTTAGGTCGCTGGCGCAAACAACGTTGGTCAATTATGCGCGACGAAATGCTGAAACAGCTATTGCGTTACCGGATACGCTGTGTTGTGCCTGAGAAAAACTCAATGGGCAGTAGTCAGATCGAAAGTCTTTGGGATAGCATTGAACAACTTGTGGCTGAATTGGCCGTGGTGTCTGCTTTCAAAAAAGAGCAGTGGGGGCAATTGATAGAACCTGATAATGTAATCACCCTGGGCGATGATGGGTATGAAATACGGTTTAGTGGGGGCAGCCCTATCCCTATCAGCAATATCATGAATTGGTACATTCGCCACTTGGTAGATACTTATGATATACTATCAGATGAGTGCATAGTGTATCGCCCTGATTTTGGTGTTTGGTATTGTGAGTTAAAACCATTCACTATGGGGGCTGTCAACAAACACGAGTTAATTACCTTCTATCGCACCGGGTTGGAAGACCACGGCTATGCGTTACTTGACGATGATACACAGAAGCGAGAACATGTGACCTACGAAACCAAACGCACAACTACAGGCATGTACAGCTATTCAGCGCCGAGCGGTGGACATGATGATACTGTAATCGGCGGGGCACTGGCCTATATCGCAATGGTGAGTTTTGAATAGGAGCAGGGTTGGAAATGACAAACGATAAATGTGCGTGTCCAGATTGTAAAGGGAATTGTGCAGTCCGTACAGGGTTGGTAAAGTGTATCAAATGTGGTGGCATGAAACGCAACCACCGGCAATGTCAATGTGAAGAGCCGATTGTGTTTACGCATACGCGCAAGCCCGGCGACCCGACACCGATGTATGAGGCTGACGAATAGACATTATTGATAGGCGCTATCCTGTTGTTACAATAAGGCATTGAAGTAATGAAATGGAATACTAAAACAAAGCGGCCAAGCACCGTGCAGAAATCAATCGACCTGGGCACCTGGTCGCCCCTTGCTCCCTGGGTAAACGCTGCTAATAGAGGGGATCAATTATCGCGTACAAAATGGGGTGCGGCCCAAGCATATATCGTGATCGGCTATGTGGAAAAATGTGTGGAGCTAATCGCGTCCGGCATAAACACCCTGCCCTATTCAATCAAACGATTTGAACGGGGCATGACCGGAGCTAATGATAAATGGGAGGGCACAGAAGTTGCTAGAAGTGACGATCCTATTCCCCAGCATCCCCTCTTCCAACTGTTCCATGCCTATGAAGACCATCAACATATGTCGCTCCTGTTCCGTGTGGCGGCCTCCCTCACACTATTTGACGAATTGTATATTGAACTCGTTCGCAAGCGTGATGATTATCCAGTCAGTAAATATAATCCCCTGCTCGCCCTTGACTGGCTGAATCCACTGGGGGTGTCTCTTAATGCGTCCAATGGGAAAGTCAATCAGTATTTCTATTCACCGTTTGACACTGGCAGTCCAGAGACGTATAAACCGTTCGAGATTGCCTATAAGCATGGCTACAATCCTCAAGATGATTTACGCGGCTACCCTGATGTGCTGGCCGTCCTGGAAAGTCTGGAAATTGATTTCGCTATCCAGACATCAGTTGTATCTCATTTCCAAAACGGCATTCAGGGCATGGGAGTCGTCTCGTCAAAAGGTGGCTCGTTTAGTAATTTACAGGCGACACGCGAAGGGCTGGAAGATGCAAAAAAGAGGTCACGCGGACCCGAAAACGTTGGTGGCCTTATATTTTGGCCGGGCGATGTTGAGGTTACAAAATTAGATTATCCTGATTATAGCGCAATCACCTCCTATTCGCAAAAGACAGGTGAGCGAATATTAAATCAGTTTGGCGTACCGGAAACAATGCTGGGTAATAGCGATATAGCAGGATACAAGCAAGGTGACGAGACAACCTACCGCTTCTATACTAGCAATATTATCCCGCGCGCCGATGACATTATCGCATTTTTCAATCGTCGTATTATTCCGCTACTACCTCCCGAATATCATCTGGATAGGTTAGTAGTAGACCGCTCTGAGTTTGACCGGGTGAGTGAGAATGACCTCCGCGAAGCGGAGATTGCCGGGAGGAATTTACAGAATACAATCATCACAATCAATGAAGCAAGGAAGCGGCAAAAATTAGAGCCATTTGAAGAGGAGCGTGGCAATCTGTTAATGGTGCAACCGGGCATGGTCTTTGTTTCACCTGAAGACCTGAAGTCCGGTTTTGTTGCCGGTGGAACGCCAGAAGAAGCGGCGGTAGTCGCACAGACTTCTGATGTTGAAGGTGGCGATTTGCCAGACTTACCACCGGAAGGTAATGATCCGCCCCCTTTTTCGCCAACTGAGCCTGAGTCACTGAAAGCGAAGGCGCAGGACAAGTCAGCATACGTCTATATCGACTTAGCAGAGCGGGACGAACTATTGGCAATCCAACGCAAGATCAAAGGCATCATTGGGGAATCCGCCGATATTGAATGGCAAGAACCGGACACCTTTCATGTAACATTGGTCTATGCCCCGGACATATCAGATCGGGAATTAGATGCACGCACGATCAATTCAATAGACGAATTTAAGCTGGATGATAATCCACTTGAGATTAAAGAAGTGGGAATATTCGATACTGATAATGGGCAAGCCCTCCATTTAGTGGTCAATAATTCGGTTGCATTAGACAGATTGCAGTCCCAGATATTTGACAAGTTTAAGGGAATGGAATTATCTGAACATAGCAACCCGAACGATTATCATCCTCACATCACAATGGCCTATATTCCGAACGAGGTCACTATTCCCGATATTGAGATTGAACCGTTTGTTCTGGGGATTGATCGGGTTGTTTACGGACGGGAATATTATGATGAGTTTCATGTTGTTGGCCAAAAGTCAAATCTGGTTTGCGTCAAGGCAGTTATGGCGCGTTCGCAATCGACTGTCGATAATTGGGACTGGTCGGTAGAGAAGGCGCAAAAAGAACTTGATGCTTGGTATACGTTTATCAAACGGCGCGGTGCAAACGGACTAAAGTCCCTGCCAAAGTTTGAGCCGAATTACACTCGCGGTGATATTGCAGACACAGTAATTGAATCGTTCAAAGGTTACAACAAGACAGAATCTGGGCTGACAGTCAAGTCTATCTTTGGGATGGTTAAGGACTGGGTAGCGATCAAGTCCGTTCAGGCAACCCGAATTGATTTCGAGGATGACTTCGAGGACACGCTGCAAGTCCACATTGACGGCAAGACAACACGGCGACAAGCTAGTTCCACGCTGCGGAGTATCATTCGCAAAGCCAATAACAAGGTATATCGGGACGGATTAACCGACGGCGGCGCTCTGGGCGAAGAGCCAACCGATGCCGAACAAGTAGAGATAAACCAGTTTATCTCCGAACAATCGCAATTCGTGACTAGTTTGCTGGGAACGGTAAAATCAGAAAAGCTGACAAGTTCGCAAGGTAAAGGCGCTCAATGGTACAATAAGAGTGTCAAGCCAATGTATGATGCGGGATTCGCCAGTGCCGGTGGCAACAAGATGTCCGAATGGGTCCTTGGAAAAACCGAGATTCATTGTAAAAGCTGTTCGGGCTACAACGGCCAACGCCACCGCTTCAAGCATTGGGTAAAAATAGGCGCAATGCCGCAGAGCGATACACTGGCCTGTCATGGCGACAATTGCGACTGCAACCTAGTGCCGGTGAAAGCGAAGGCACGCGGCAAGTTGAAGCTCATCACAAAGAGCATTATGGAATTGATGAAAGAGTTAATTGCAGGGGGTACAAAATGAAAATAACAAGTCAATATTTTGTAGATAACGAAGTAATGCTTATCTGGATAGATGACGCTGGAGAACATGTTGAAGTAAACGATGAATATGATAGCGGGGAACTCTGTTCGCTAATCAGAAAAGAGTTAAACGATAACTCACATCTTTATAAATATGAGGATGTAGAGAGTGACCCTTGGTATAGTAAAGAAAAGATAAGACTCAACACACACGAAGATTCAATAGCTGAAATTAAAGACACTATAGCTTCTGATTTGCGGATGGTTGAAGTCTACAAAGCTAGGTTTGCAAAGAATATGAAATTGTTGAAAGCACAAGAATCAAAGCCGGATGATATATCCCGTCCATTGACAGAATTGTTTGAGGAGTAAACGATGGCAAAGTTTGACTATGAGCGATTGATAATACACAACGACAACGATAGCGCCGCAACTAAGCACCTTAAATTGATCGGGGCTATTCTACATCGCATAGGTAATGAATGGGATAGCCACTATATAGTGGCAGACATTCGTTTTATGTGCGAAGACTATCTTGCCAAGCATGGACGAATGCTCCCGTCAGAAATGAAACACAACACAGAATGCGAGAGGGACGAGGAGTAAACGATGGCAGTAAACGGACAGCCTATGAGAAGTACAGAAGATTGGAAAGTTGAAGTCATGGACGGTGCGCCATATGAGAATGAAGCCGTTTTAGTTATGGAGCAACCGGGTAACAGCGAGAAAACGGCGTTAAGCTCGACGAATAAAAATAGGTGCTTTTCGTCTCTGTCTCACAAGTCGTCGCTAGGATATACGGTGATAGGCTACGGCATCGTCTTAGAAAACGATAGAAGTGACGAAACAAAGCATATATCTACCGTTGTTTGGAGAAGGAAATAAACCAATGAATAGATACAACAATCTCAAAACTGTTGCGTATGCACTTCAGGCTATAGGCTTAGCCACATTGACCATCTTCTTATTGTTATTGGCTTCGTCCCCGGACATTCGGTTTGTGTTCATCGGGCTAGTCAGCTTCATAGTGTGGTATGCTGCCGGTGGCGCGTTGTTGATTCTAATCGACATTGCCGTTTCAGTCCGGGCCAGTGCCGTTATCGCAATGGAGCAAGAGGATAGACGCAAAGCGAAAGTGAAACCCAGTAGCAATGGCAAGCCAGCGACCTTGCGGCGCATTGATCCAGAGAAGAGAAAGCAGGCATGATGATATTAGGTAAGTGGGTAGCTGTAATTGATGGCGATGTAGTAGCTTATGGCGATAGCCATAATGATGTGCGAAACGAAGAGCCGCTATCGCAGATAGCTAACGATTATATGCTTGTGCAACGCAAGTATGTGTATCCATACTACTCAGTCCCCTCCCTGTTATTCATGACTGAGCAGTACAAAAGAGATGGCGTTGTCGTATCGGTTGAATATCACAAGTCAAAAGATGGACGTGCAATAGATTGGTAAAAGTATAATGGTGTATAATAGACGTAGTAGACTAAACCAACATCAAGCGAAAGGTACAGAGATGGATACTAATTGCACAGCTTATATTGATAACAATCAAAGGAGTCGTAAATGATGAGTGACTATAAATACTGGACACTAGAACAATTAGAGAAAGAAGCCACCCGTCTAAACGTGGCATGGCGTAGGATGGAAGGAGTAATTGCTGATAGGAAGTCAATCCCAGTCCGGCAACGATTTACAAGAGAATTCGGCTATGATGTAGGGGAACACGGGACGCATGTGATGGTTGTTGATAGTGACAATAAATACGAACCAGATGGAACAATAAAGCGTATTAGCGCCGTTTCGTATTCAAATGAGCGATGGTACATATCACTATCACCACTGGATAGTGATAGTGTCAGCGCCGGGTATCATATGGATAAAATCAAAAAGATGAGACGTGCATATGTTGATAGCCGCGTTGGTACTTTTATGAATAGCCAATAACCGAATAATCAACCCGTTTAAGTATATTACCGGATTCCCGCTTAATATTTCGATAGACTAACTCAGGCTATCGAAATATTTTTGTATTTTATCTATTATCTTCTTAGATTTGTATCTGCTAAACTTTTGTTGTAACCATTCCATCGGCAGAGTTGCGCCTTTGGAATTATTACACCCATCAACACCATGACAAAGCGGTATGATATTCTCCGCAACTGTACCGGGATTATCGCCACCTTCATAACTGAGCGGTATCCAGTGATCGGCACTTTTTGTAAACTCCCCAAACATGTCATTTAGTTGACGCTCACAAACAGCACAACACCCATTGAAATAATTCAAAGCATGTTGCCATTGTTCGGTTGTTAATGTATATGGCAATCCAGCTTTTCTGGCCTGGTAATTATGTCGTTTTATTATGTTTTGTAACTTATCGTATGGTGCAGGGCCCCGCTTTTTTGCAAGTAGCCGTTTTTGTTTTTTATTCTTTGGTTGATTGCGATAATCCCGGTCATACGCTTTTCTACGTTCCTTATTTTCAGCGCGTGCTGCCCATGTTTTTTTCTTGGCTGTGTTTTTAGCAATAACACATTGCTTACACCAACGCCTTTGCACATAAAACGCATCAATGGCTTTCCACTCATTGCATTTGACACATTGTTTTTTATCTTCACTCATGATAGAATATCCTCAAGTCACACAATAACTACGAAACGCCTCACGAATGCCCGGTCTCGCAGACCGGGTTTTTGCTTTGTTTGTCGCCGAGGCGCTCCGTTTGCAACCGCTTTTCGGGCGGCAAGAGATTCGAACTCTAATCCTCGTGACATTGCTATTATAGCATCTTTTGATGAGATGTGCTATGCTGTTTATAGTTAAGTCAAGAACGAAGTAGTCTAAGATCGTATTCCCGTGCGGCAAAAGAATAAGGTAGCGAAGTATGAAAGTAAAAAACCAAGATAAGTCTTCCAAGTTCGCCCAAGAGGAAGCGGAGTACGGCGAAAGCACCGACCCCAAGCATACTTGCGGCAACTGTCGCTGGTTCACCGAGTCAGCCGAAAAAACAGACCGTTGCCAGATCGTGCAGGGTTCGCCGGATGAAATTGTGGCTACCGGACTCAGTAACCAATGGTCTCCCCAACCAGGCAAGTCTATGAAACATTATCGCGGCGGAATGATAGCGATCAAGTCGGTGGGTGGCGCTCGATATGCCGAGGGGCATTTAGTGCGATATGGGACAATTGACGATCAGGACATAGAGAGCCAGCATTTTAGTAAGCGTACCAATTTTATGCGTGAAGCCGGATTCCCGATTAAGGGTGGCCCTTCCCTGTATGAACATGGGAAAACTGATTTCGGTGCAATTGGAATCGGAGTGTTTGAGTTTGTAGACGAAGACGATATAGGCATCTTTGTACGCTCCAAGTTATACGAGCGCGAAGATTACGAACGCATGTTAAAAGAAATTGCCAAACGCAAGTCTTTGAATTTGTCGCCGGAAGTTATCACCCAGAAGGCGACGCTGGCAGTGATAGCGGTTGATTCTGTACTCGAAAATGTGAAGCATCAATGGTCATTAGGCGCATATGTTCCCACTGTGGAAGTGTCGCTCAACGGACATATTGACCAGTGTGGTATAGTGGAGGGAAGCCTGACGGTTATGCCAGCAGAGCCGAACGGTACAGAAGCACGAATATATCAGAAATCATTATTTGAAGCATTTGATCTAACTGCGGCAGCCACAGAGTCCCCCGTGACTGGTAGTGCCCCTGGAATTGATGCAACTAAAAATTCGCATAATAAATCAGGAGTAAAGCAGATGGACATGCAAGTGTTCCGTGAAGCCGTCGCTGGCCTGTTGTCTATGCTCGATCAAGGCATGATGGAAGAAGGGCTTGAGGGTAAGGCAGTTGACGAAGAGGAACTCGAAGAAGAGGCGACGAAGGCTGCCGAAGAGTTGCTCGAAGAAGACAAAGAAGCAACCAAAGCGATGGACGAAGACGAAGAGGCCGTAAAAGCGGCTGACGAAGAAGACAAAGAAGAGGCCGCCAAATCAGCGCGGCGACGCACCGAGACATGGTTGGAGAAGAGTGCAGGGGAAATCTTTACCCGCGCCCTCGCCAGTATCGAAAAGAAAAGGTCGAATGTGAATTCCGCCTTCAAGTCCGCTTTGCCAACCAGCACACCACAAAGCAAGCGAAGTCGCGCCGGGGCATATGGCACGGGTAATAATCCGGCCAAAGCTCCAAGTCAAGGCGGCAAGGCACGAAAACCAGGAATGGCAGATTTTGTCAAGTCATCTCTCAGCCGAGATTTCAATGATTTCTATGGCAAGGCCCAAAACCCGTATATCGGGACAATGGGTGGTGACTTGTTAGGGCAGGAATTGCGCGAAACCATTTTGCCACCGCTTCGAGAAAATGTGGTAGCATTTGAGGCTGGCGTGCAGCAAAATAATGTCCCACAAGGCGTTGCTACGGTTGTTCAGGCAAAAATGACAACCGCTCCGACAGCGTATCGGCCTGGCATTAATGTGGATATTGTCGAAGATGAAGGAAAGTTTGACACCATAACGGCATTCTTGCGCCCAATTGCGGCCAAGGTACACATCCCGTTTCAGCTTTTGAATCAATCGCCAATGTCAGTCGAGAAGACTATCCGCGAAGAAGCAATTCGTAGTATCGCGCTTCTAATCGACAAAGAAATCTTGGTTGGCACGGGCACTGTCACCGGTTCAAATACCGGTGCTGAAATCAAAGGCGTTAAGACTGTGCTTGAGGGTGATGCCACGTTAGCAACAACTCATATCAAGACACTGGCAACAAACGGGCGAACTCCCAAGTTCTCCGATGCTGTTGATGCCGAAGTTCGCATTGGTACTAGCAACATACCTGCTACTGAGCCAAAGGCTTTTATCATGCACACCCGCAGCCAGGGGCGTTATCGTAACTTGATAACGACAACTGGTGAGCCTCTGTACCGTGATAACTACGGGGTTGAACCATATCCTGATTTACTGGGCTATCCAGTCCACATCGCAAACCAGCTTTCGATAACTGACACAACCGGGACAAGTTCCGACACATCAGAAATATACTACGGAGCATGGCGCTATATTGAATATGTCATGCAGGACGCTTTGGAAATCATTGTTGACCGTGTAACACTGGCCAATCAACTAATGGCTCGGATCATCATTTACACCTACAGCGACATTCTCATCCACTATCCCGAGGCATTCTATCTCATGAAAGGGGTGCGCTAATGGCTCTTAGCTTTAGAGTAGACCTAGACAATCTGTTTGTGGGGCTGGTGAACACTGATCCAGAACCATCCGCCGAATTGGATGTTTCCAAGTATGTTGGGAATATCTTCCTTAACGTTGCTCAAAACGCTGGTGGCTCTGATACACTCGCCGTCACCGTAGAGCACTCGCTGACATCAGGCGGCACGTTTGCTGCTGTTCCGGCTGCTGCCCTGTTTAATCCCAGCACTGGGGAAGCAGACACTTTCACCGATCTTGGCGCAACTGCCAGCGACGAAACTCTGTACTTGAACCGCCAGCAATTGAAGCGATTTGTTCGCGTTCAAATTGATGACGCAGCGAACTTTGACCACACCGTTTCCGTAGTAGCAGGCGCACAGCCTGGCTATACTGAGCAGTAGGGGGTGGCTCATGAGTTCTGATAACATAAATCGCCAATCATTGGATACTGTTGTAGGCGCACCCGACTTGCTGGACTTTCTACTTAATCCAGCATTCGTTGGTGAGCCGACCTATCTCGATCCAACCAATGGGAGTGACGGCAATACCGGGCATACACCTGATAATGCGTATATCACGTTCCCAACTGCCTACGCAGATACTCCGGGCAACCTGCATAATGTGTTGTATTACCGTTCTGGAACGTCGAGTATCAATCTTTCGGCAGCCGTAGACTGGGCTAAAAGCTACACGCATTTAGTCGGTATCGCGGCGGCAACTTACGTTGCACAACGGGCGCGTATCTTCCAGGCGGCGGCGGCTGTGGATTTATCACCGTTGTTTACGGTGTCTGGAAATGGCAATAAGTTTGCCAACATTTACACTTTTCAAGGTGTGGATGATACGGGCAGTTTAATCAACTGGTCAATCACTGGTGACCGCAATACCTTCTACCGGATGCACTTTGCCGGTGGCGGCCATGCTACACAGGCCATCAATGGTGGAGCGTCCCTCTACCTCAACGGCGGAGCGGAGAATCTCTTTGAAGAATGTACTATCGGTGTCGATACAATTTCGGCGGCGACCGGCATGATGGGATTACTCTATCCAGCCAGTGGCGGCGGGCCGCGGAACAAGTTCAAGAATTGCCTATTCACGATGCATGCCGGAAATCAGAATGCCGCGTTCGTCGAGTTGCTGGGCAATGGCGGAATTGACCGTTACCAGATGTTTGATAACTGTTGGTTCACGAATCTAGCCCCAACAGCTATGACGACAGCGTTTGTCGTTGCGGCTGGTTTTGACACAAATAACAAGCGCTTCTTGCTTAAAAATTGTGTCAAGGTCGGAGCGGGTAAGTGGGATGACAGTGACCAGGCGGCGGTGTTCGGAGACATGAACGCTGTTACCGGGGCAGATTTGTCCGGTAGCATGGTCGAGTTAAAGGATTAGGAGACAACAATGCTTGAGTACCGAGTAGTTAAAGATCACGTATTGCCACAGGATGCAGATTGGGAAAACCCAAAGTATGCTGGCGAATATGTGTCCCACATGGAAGGCACGAGAGAAGTTTATGTGGGGCGATATGTATTGCAGCCGGACGAACTAATCTATGACGGCGATATTGAACCGGACATAGTTGCCGCGCTGCATCAAAAAGGTGTCATCGAGCGAACAGATGGAGTGACTTGGGACGCTGATCCCGATGCGCCACCACCTGCACACCGAATGACGGATGACGAAGACGAACAATAATCACGAGTTGGACTATGGGGCGGTTTAATCGCCGCCCCTGTTTGCAGGAGAGATGACACATGGATTTCAATGTACCAGAAGTAATCGTTTCCGACCAGGAGACAATCAGCAGTGCAGGAAAAACGTTGGCAGAGTTCACCGGAATTTCGGCGGCTCAGGTCGCCGCATCAAGCCGCCTTTGGTTGACGGTCAACACCAATGCAGTGCGTATCCGTTATGATGGCACTGCCCCGACAGTATCAGTCGGTCATCGTTTGACTGCTGGTAATGACATTCTGTTGCCTGGCAGTGACATACTGGCACTCTTTGAGATTATTCGTGATGGCAGTGACGATGCCGAAGTGTTCGTAACTTTGGAGGGATAACGGTTGATGCTACGTCATAGAATTAATGTTGGGCGACATCATATACAAAGAATAGGGCCTGTTGGTAAAATCCCATATTCCCAGTGGCTAACTGATAATTTCCCCGACGCCGACAGGTGGGATCACCAAGACTTGTCGGGTAGCTCCGTGCTGGAAGCGTACAATACCGCGCTGGCGTTGGGGCGGGATATGTCCGTTGACGGTGCGATGGAAGTAGGCGACCCCCCGACTGCTTGGACAGCATTTGACAGCACGCTTGACGGCGTGGCAGATGAACGCACGGGCGGTACAGGTTCTCAATCATTAGAGGTGGCGGTTAACGGCGCGGGACAATCTGATTTTGGGTTTCAAAATTTTCCGACTGAAATTGGTAAAACTTTCAGATTAAGTGCGTGGATTAAAAATGTTGACGCTACAAACGGTACGGTATACACAACTGATGGTGTTGTTGCCGCCGGAACTATTGTTAATGCAACGACAAGCTGGGTTTTAGATTCAGCCGATTTCGTGGCAATATCGAATCCTACAGTTGTTAGATTAGCCCCCACAGCAACAGGCGCGGGAGAAAAAGCACGATTTGACGATGTGACAATGCGGCAATTGGACATCTTGCCATCATCCAATTTTCCAGAACAACAGCTAATCACTGAGGGCAATTTTCCGAATGATCCTGGTGTATGGACACTATCACCAAATTGGTCAATCGCAAATAATAAGGCGACATATGACGATTTAGCAATTTTACAAATTAGCCAAACATTAACGATAGATGGACTGGATGCCGGGTCACAATATTTAATCAGTTTTGATATTGCAGACGTGTCGGCGGGGTCAGCAAATCTGGCGTTCCTAGATTCCTCCGGCGCTGTCGTTTACAAAGGTTTTGCAAATTACGCAAATGGACACCATGATATTCTGAGCGATGCAATACCATCTGACGAAACCACATTTGCGGTGTTTGGACACACCAACTCTGGCAGTAGTTGGAGCATCACAAATATAACTGTTAATAAGATGAACCCAATGGACGGCACAACCGTTGCCGCGACTGTCGGCGTTCCGACCAACTTCGGCTCTTTGGGGCTGTCGGTCGTGGACGATGGCGCGACTAGTTACAGCACGTTCCTAAGTGCTGAAGTTAATGGTAAATGGAATCCTGATTTGGGCTTTATTAGCATGTGGGGCAAGAGTGACACATGGGCGGCGGGCACAGCTTTCCTTTGTATGCTGGCTATAGATGCAAATTATCAAATATATCTGGCCAGAAGTGGCACTGATTTAATTCCAACATTTAGATCAAATGGTGTTGACGAACAAATAACTATTGCAAGTGGCTCTCCGAGTGGTCGGTTTCATCTGCTCGTAAAATGGGCATACCCCGGTAATGTCTCTGCATATTACCAGGGCGTTCCAAGTGGCACACCACAAGCAATCGCTAATCAAATGATTGGCAATCTAACTATTGCCACATTTGGCGCAGCTTCAGAAGCCCCTACCGACGTATGGGATGAAGCAAGAACACGCGCCATGCTGGGTTATGCAGACATATCCGACGCTGAAGTATTGTCAATCTATAACCAGGGGGTGCGCTAATGGATACGTGGCTAGGCTACTTCATAGTCACAAGAGTGACCGCCAATATCAACGATGATAATTGGGCGCTTTTGATTGATGAACTTAATCAGATAGTTGGTGTTGGCAATAAGTGTCGTGAGCGCGGCAACACAAAAACGCCACGCGGCAATATGGATAGGTTCAATCATGGCAGTGAGGAAGCGCCATTATGGTATTCAAACGCTTATATCTATGTCGCTAATTTCAATGTTGGCGCTGTCAGTTTTGCAAAGTTCCAAAATCGGCTGGTGAATTTGTTCGATGTGCCTGAACATAAAGTGACTTACACGACCAGCACCGAAACACGCAGGTATCGACCATCGGTGACGGCGACGTATGAGCTTAATAATCAACCGAGGATAACGGTGGAACTACTTGGTTGCGCGGCTGATGATGCGCTGTGTACAACTGAGGAAAGCCGCCAGGAATGCTTGGCTGTGATTGCAGCGAATAAAGCGTATTGGGGGGAAGGCGAATAATGAGCAAACGAACCCAGAGCATTCTAGTTACACCGCAACAGGTCGGGGTATTTCATCTGAAAGCCGCTTTTTTTGATTCTGTTCCAACCGAAGGGCAGGCGCAATTCAATGACTACTTCGCGTTTATGGATGAGTTTCTGCCAACGATCTCCGAAGAGGTGGCCCAGCTTTGCGGTGGTTTGACGTTCATCCCTTATCTGGACACGAAGGAATGGATAACTACAGACTTGATCGAATCGAGCTTCTTTATTGGTGTTTCGGGCGGATCGCGGTTATACTTTCAGGACTTTTTATTAGAGTTAGATGAGTTTTTATTCTTCGGAGAAACGTTGACTGAGTTTGATTTTGATGACCAGACTGGTAATTATATTTTGCAACCGCGTCGGGATTTTCCCTACTCGAAAATTGATGTCCGGTTGAATGCGATCAACCTTACTATTACAAGCAACCCACAACGAATAACGGTTAATGGCTTCTGGGGTTATCATACCGATCCGTCACAACTCTATGTGGCCACTGCCGATACTACAATTACCATTGCTAATACGACAACCACGTCGGTAACGGTTGCCGCCATCACCGCTTATGAGACCTGGCAGTACATCCGCATTGAAGATGAGATCATGCTGATTAGCGCCAGAACCGCCCCGTCCACATTAACAGTAGAACGCGGGGCAAACGGCACGACAGCAGCAGCCCATGCGGCCAAACCGATTACCATTGTCAAACCGCCGCGCGACATTCAATCGCTGGTGGTCTACTTCGCGGCCCAGGCTTATGAAAACAGAAACACGTTGGTTAAACTTGATGATTTGCCACCACGTTACCAGAAGATTATTGATCGGTATGCAACTATTGCCGAATGGCAGATAGCGGGGATGATATAATGGTATTACCTCTTAAGATATATGATGATTGTGAATTATGCGCCGGGACGGGAACATATGAAGGTGTAACCGACTGGGGGCTTGAGTGGATAGCTTGCATTGCCTGTATTGAGCGTCACATCGCAGAAATGTACAAAGAGCTTTATGATATTTGGGTACGTGAAACGGAGGAAAATGATGTCCGATTACAAAATTTACTCTGATTGTAAGAAATGCGAAGGGGACGGGGAATACGAGAACGGCTATTGTTGGTACGACAGTATTCCTTGCGATGAATGTGCCGAGCGCTATATTGTGGAATTACGCGAATTACTTTATAGTGTTTTGGAATATGAAATCCCCAGTGCTGTAGCAGAAAAGATTGCTCTGTTACTACAAACCGCGCAAGAAAAACCATCAAACACTCTTGAGTGGCTCGGCAACGCCATTGAGTTGGTAAAGAGGAAATAATGCTGAATGAAGTGCTGGAACGTATTAAAGAAATAATGGAGATCGCCCAGGCTACCCTGCTGGCAGACGGCGCTCTCATTTTGACACTGGCAGAAGCCCCTCCGCGTGGGGCACAAGAGTTTGAGAAGTTTGTCGGTGCAATCGGAATGCGTCCGACCACATTTAACCAAACACGGAAACCGAACGGCGAGCCGAATGAGAAGATTGTGGCGTTGTCTTATCCGATTGACGTGTTCGGACAGCCTTTTAAGATAGACTATGATGTGCGGATGTATACAGGTATACTCACGGTAGCGGATGCTATTGTTGATGAATTTAACGAACGACTGTTACTGCAAGATTCAAGCGGTGTTCCGCTTAGATTTCTGGACGCAACAACTCCAATTATCATCACCGGGGGCACAGTCATTAAAGAACAGTACCCAGGCACGCCGGGGAATGTGGCGGCGGCGGATGATATTCGCTATCACTTCTCTGCCAACGTGAATGTGTCCTACCTATGGACATGTCCGTCTAAAAGCGCGTAGGGGGCTGTTATGGCTGTTAGAGCGGAGATGACAAGCAACCTAGACTGGTTAAATGACGCGATTGTGGTGATGCAAGACTTGCCGGAATTTATCGCAATTGCCGGAGACGAGGCATTGTCCGATATCGAAGAGGAATTTCTGCGAGAACTTCAGGAAGAACCGAGGAAATCGACTGGTGTAAAACCTAATTGGACAAGCCGTCTACAACAGGTAGCATATTTTGCCAGCAATGGCTTCGGGGCAGGAATACCGTTCAAGCGCACAGGAAAACTAGCGGCGGGTTGGAAAATCATTGGCAAGCTGGTCGGGGGCGCATGGATTATCGTTGTGCTCAACCCAGCAAGAGCAGCGCGGTTTGTATATGGTTCAATGGCAATTTCAAATGTGGCCAGGGCTATACGGTTTCAACAGAAATTCCACGCTATCACCGGCTGGAAGCCCGTCGCCCCAATTGTCATAAAGTGGTTTGGTTTGTATCAAGAACGATTCCAGGTCAACATGAATACCCTGATCGGCGAGTTGGGTACGCCAGCATTTAGACAGCGCGGTATAACACCACGCCTGCCAAAGAAACGGAGAAAGTAATGGACAGTAGAATCGGGAAACATGTAGACAAACATGGGGATGGCTTTGAGCCGAAAGTTTGCGCTGTCAGATTACAGCCATGCGCCGGGCGACATTCATCCCATTATGCAATTGGTGACGGCTATTATATCGCCATCTTGGAAAAGGCAGCTATGGGAATGACGGCTGATGACATTAAGTTCGTGCGCGATGAGTGTCGGAAGTTAGTTCCCGCCGCAAAGCGTAGCGCAAAGGTTTTGCCAATGAAGAAAGTAGAGGAGTCATAATCATGACAATCACACTGAAAAACATTAATGCCAGTTCCGCGTCCGATGTCGGCGACGTATTCTGGGGGCTGATAAACGCCGGGGTTGTCGAAGGCACAAGCGGCGCAATCGCCAATGGTGGTGACAGTGGCATGGGACGCTTCCAGGCGGCCTCGGACATTGCTACAACAATACCGTCATTGCCAAACGTCAACCTTGATAGTGACGGCGGTATTGATGGCGCGGTAAAAGGGCAACCGGACGCGCCACCGTCAGCAGTTATCACAGGTGGGGTGGTTGACCAGATCATTGCAGCCGCCGCTTCTAACTTGCTCATCAAGGAAGAGGGACCACACGATTATATCGGTGGCTCGCAGATTTGCTTGACCCATAATCCTATGTGTTTTGTCATTAATCGTCCCGGCGCAATTCGTGATTCCGGTGCGAACTTTGGACAACTTGGTTGGGAAGTAACTGAGATTTGGAATTCCCTGGCAGATGTAAAGCAGTTTAATCAAGTTGGGCGCGGTGTACAAGGTCAGCAGATTGTCGAACTGGTTTTTAATCATGTAGGGCAAACTATTTGGGGTGAAACTATCGCGGCTGTTGATTTCGGTGTTACCCGACTGTGGGGGTTGAAGCCGTACTGGTCAGAGAAGCCCATCTTTTACCATACGTTTGTTGGCGATGGCATTGTAGTGGAATTTACCCTGGACGAACTACCTCACAGCGCAGATGTTGACAGCCTGCAAGCGTGGGAAGCTGGCGTGAAATGGGACTATACCACCGATTATACAGTTGTTGCCGCTACGGGAGTTGTGACGATGGTCGCCGCCCCTGCTGCTGGTGTGAAGGCTGTATTCAAAGTTCTCTATGATAAGGCTTGCTAATGACTGACCGAATGAAAGCACTATACGACAATGCCCGGACACAAACGTTCTCACACAACGGCGTGAAAATAACCGTTCGTGAAAGCATAGGCCTCGGCAAGATAGATAGACATATTTTCACGGGCTACTTGAAGAACGCTGTTCTTGAGGAATTGCAAAAGAAAGAGCCTAAAAGAGAAAGAATCGGTGATCTTCACTGGAACAGGATCAGCAATGCTGTAACATTTATATTTAGAACAGTGGCCATCAAAGGAAAATTGATGGTTGATGTTCAAGGCAAGCCGACAGAGTTCAAACTACCTGACCCAGAAGACGAAGAAAGTTGGGCAGAAGCCTATTGGACATTCTTATACATAGATGGGGGTCTGATGGAAGCATGGGACAATGCGTTAACGGCAGTCAACAAAGTCGAACCTGACCCGGAAGCATTGCCCGGCGACGAAAGCTCCACGACGAGTACCTAGATGTCATTCGTCACCGGGTAATAACAACTCGTCCACATATTCATATCCCGCAAATCCGACTGCCGAATGGTGGCAGCGTGCCGGATAGGGTTATGATGTTAAAACGGATGGCAATAATAATCGAAGACCTGACTGCCATCGCGTCAAGACGTGCCAAACCACTCTGGATACCTCATGGCGGTGAAATGGGCTATCGTTGCTGGCGCGATTACTACATCAGCAACCGGGTATCCATGCCTTATCCTGGTAGCCTATTGGCGCAACCGGATTGGTTCTCGCATGACTTGGATGGTTTCAATGATCTCGAATCGTGGTGCTATCTGAAACACGAACAGGTAACAATGATGCAGGCAATGAAGATGCTCATTCCTGAAGACGATAAGATTTGGCTCAAAGATGACTAACGACATGCAATCTAAATTCGGTATTGTCGACGATGGCAGTACCGACAAGACAATCAGAAAAGTTCAGCAGTTTGATAAAGGTATCAATCAAGCTGAGGATTCGGTTGCTTCTTTAACCGACACCTTTAAGAGACTCGAGCAACAAACCGAAGACGCATTTGAGGCTATGAGAAAACAACCACCACCACCGCCTGATGATGGCGGTAAGGGTGGTGTCGGCAAAGGTGTCTCCGCTATGGGAGCATTAGGTAAAGCGGGCCGCGCATTAGGTGGTGATCTTGGCGGCGCAATCTCTCAGGCCGGTGAGCTAGGAAAGCAGGTGCAATCATTAGACGGGGCATCCTCGAAGGGTACAATGGCGCTGGGCGCGGCGGGTATTGCTTTGACCGCAGTCACCATTGGTCTTGGATTATTTCAAAAAGAATTAGATAAAACTAATGATGCGATTCTACGTTCGGCAGATGTTACCAGGGAAGTATCCAGTATAACTGCTCAAGGGGCGGATGCAGCCGCCGATAGAATCGCTCAGGCTAGACAAGACAACATAAATGAGCAAGCAGTAATAGACGCAAACGCACAATTAGCTTCGGGCGGAGGAATAGCATCTGGTCTTGACCCGTTCAATCTTGTGAAGACCGCAGAAGAAACCGCGCAAGACGTAGTTGCTGCCTCACAAGCGACTATCAACGCCAATAACCAACTTATTAGCCAACTCGAAGACGAGTTTGGGCCAGCACTTGAGGGGGCTGGCTCTGCTGCCAAAGAAGCAGCCGCCGAAATCACAGCCGCCGAGGAAGAATCTACACAAGCTATCGAAGACCGGAAAAAGGCGCTTGAAGATCAGGCCCAGGCTGAAGAAGCCGCAGCCGCTAAGTCTGCCGCCATTCAGAAACAAATTGCCGACGATATTGTAACCACTCAGAATGATATAGCAAGTTCGATTGCCGCCGCTAATGCCAAAAATCGCGGCGCGTTTCTCAAAGCTGCCGCCCAAAATGCCGAAGACGGGCGGAAGGCACAGGAAGATTACAACGATGCAATCGCCGAAGCGGACAAAGACTTTTTTCGGGAAAGCGAAAAAGACCATCGGGATAATGTGCGATCTATCCAGGACATTATCAGAGAAGGAACACGCACACAGGATGAGCTATTATCCGAACGTGATTTCTTAGGCATCGACAAAGCGAACAAAATAGCACAAGAGGGGCTTGAAGACGTTGGCATCAATGCCGAACGCGAGAGAGAAGAACGGCTTATTGCATTTGACCAGCAACTTGAGGACATGAAACTCGACCAACAGAGGGAATCTAAAGAACGCAAAAAAGCATCAAAGCAAAGGCTCTCCGAACTTGGAAGTAGTTTAGCAGATGAGATTTCCAGTATCAGAGAGGCCGGCCAACAAAAGCTAAATGACTTAAAGTCCGCACTCGAAGCGGAGTTGGAACTAACATCCAGCGCATTGCAACAGAAGTTGGGAATGGAAAACGATTATTTTGCCGCCAGTCTCGGAAATTTCCAATCTGCATTAAGCCAATTAGGGTTGAGCCAGTTCGGAGCAGGATTAACCAACATTGCCAATAATTCTACTATCAACACCACTATAGGCATTAATGGATCGAACCTGTCTCCGCAACAGCAACGGGATCAAATATTGTCCGTACTTGGGCAGATTGGACTAGTGCAATAATGGCATGTGTCGTAACGAACTATCAAATATCTAGCGGCTATAACAATGCTGGCGGGCTTGCGCTCATCACTTCCTTGACCGACGGAAGTAATAACTTTCTTGAACCTACCGGCTTGTATTTTCAACGGCGCGGCAAGCGAGAAATCAGGGGCAATGGTATTGTCGGACGGTCTGGTTTCCAAGCGACGAAATTAATATCGCATATGCTGGTTTCTCAATATTGGTATTTAGTTGATAATTTTGAAGGATTTATCACTGCCAAGATTCCAATTGATGCCGCTACATGGTCAAATTATAACGCCATTTTATCTTTACCAGACCCAGCCGAAATGGAACGTGTTAACTTTGCTGGCGGGAGTGAAGATGGTGGTTTTACTGGCCCAGGCTTCAAGGGAGTCGAATGGACATTATCCAGGCTTTCAGCCATATAGGAGGTACAAAACTATGGACGAAAACATCCTAATCAGCTTTTTGATTATAGCAGTATCGGCAATCATTATCAAAAATATAATTGGTTCAGCCAAAGGTCAAACCAGTCGTCGCCGTAAATCGGATATAGGCTGCGCGATTATTCTTGCCATTGCTGTAGTAATGATGGCTCTTACGATGAGCCACTTTATTGAGGTTAATAAAGACGCTGCCGCCGCAGTAGATGAAAGGCTTGGTGAGGCTGAAAGGCGTATTGAGGTGGGCATAGAATGAGCTTACCGGCCATCCTATCAACACAGCAAAAAACGCAACAGCGACAACTTGACGTTGCTGTTGCTCAATATGCTCTATTATGTCCAAACGATGTCGTCTGGCAGACTCAGCCAAATGACGTTATTGATGGTTCGATACCATATGCAGAATTTGTGTGGTCTGGCACAGATCAGGGCAATAGAGCAGATGTACTGCAAGGGATGACCGTTATTATCAGCACCACTACCGAATACAGAGACACCCAAATTTACCGTGGCCGGATCAGGATTGTGCCGAGTACGACAACATTTTTCATTGACGAAACCAGTGTCAATCTTGCAGTTACAGATTACGTCACCGTCATCCACGATTTTGACATTCACGAAAAGCAAGAGAACAGAACACCGCTCGGACAGAAATTTATAGATTGGGACAAAAGCTACAGCACCCTTCCGCCTGTCATAAGTAATCTTCAATCTGTTTATCTTGATGTCTCCGGTGATGCAACAATTGAAATAAGTTTCGCACCGACAGTGACCCCGTTCGAGCTTAGTGCAACCATTTCCACATATAATTGGCTCGATATAGGGGACGGCACAATAACTGTCGGAACAGCCGCCGACAAAGACGTGACAATTCAGTTTCCAGGAGCGGTTACGAACGAGCATAGGTGGGTATATTTCCAGGCCACGGACAGCAATGGAGTTATCCAATATTTCGCCTTTGAGGTTTACACTGTAGACCTTGCCGAAGACACGTCGAGTGTCATAAAATTGGATACCAATAATGTCAACATCACTAATTCAGCCGGAGAAGGCAGTATTGCAGATGCCAGATTTGTCGATGAATTTTCTTCAGTTCTTGACCGAACTCGTTGCACTATTTTCTCTGTTGATGATTACGACGGTGTGCGATCTCTCACATACACTTCCGGCGGCACTACTGAAATTGTTGATGACGACACCATAAGCGGAGCCACAAGCGGAGCGACTGCCCTGGTCATAGATGTTGTGCTTGATAGTGGCACGTGGGCCGGAGGGGATGCAGCCGGAACTCTTTGGATAAAACAGCAACGCGGAGTGTTCGAGGCTGAAAACTTGAATGTCGGTGCCAGTTCTAATGTGGCCACAATCGCCGTCAACAGTGTCAATCCGCCACTCAATACAAGAATCTCCATGATTGGCCGTATCATCCGAGAAACGGACAACACAAGAGGTGACATTGAGTTTTCACAAATAAAGGACAGTGTAATCAAAATCGAAGGATTCGCAGCACAGCTATCCAGTATGCGCGGCGCTGGTTTATATGTCATCAATTCGGCCACGTCCAATGAGTGGGGGCAGATCAAAACTCTGACTATCGGGCGGATGGCTGTCTACATGCTGCAATGGTATTCTACCTTTTTGAATGTCTGTAGTTTCACCTTGCCAAGTGACATTAACGATTATGAATGGCCCAGCTATACAGTCCAACCGCAGGCATTGAGAAAATGGCTCGATTCTATAATTGACGACATCAATTCTTTTATGATCTTTGCCCCAACCGGAGAATGCTTTACTGAGCGCCATGCCAGCTATGCCGGTGTTGGAGGGCTTGACACTATAATGGATTTCGTTGTCGATGATTCTGGCGAAAGCGATGTGTTGGATATTACCATCGACATGGAATATATTCCGACAACTTCTTCTACCATCGCCGGAGCAGCATCTTACAACACCACTCTTGACCGCACATTCAAATATAAAGGCCGAGCGCCAGCCAAGATATTTGGGCCCGGTTGGGAGCAGTCTATACTTAACGGGCAATTGATGAAATCTGACTTGACTGATGCCCAGGCCAGAGTTGAAGCTGGAAACAGAGTCGCAAGTCATCTTGAATTTATCAATCCGAAACCACGAATAACCGTCACATTGCCTACAGGCTACTATTGGATTGTGCCTACTTATCATCAACTTTATACATTTACAATCGCAGCCAATGATAACACCGCCGGGAGAGCGTTCACAACATCCGACAAATGGATTTGTGTTGATATGTCATATTCTCATGATGCCGCGTTGGGCGCTTATGCTGTCAGTGGAACATTTGAACTGGTAACATCCGGCGGCAATTACGGGATTGTTGTCACCGAGATTGTAGATGTGGCTGATCTGTTCTGGCCAGACCTTCCACCGGTTGGGGCCGGATTAGCACTTAATGATATGTCCGCTAATTATGCTAATTTCGGCGATGATTATCTTCCGGGACTTGGGGCCGATCAGCAAGGGCCAGGTGTGCAGAGCGACAACCAGTCAGGCTGCGATACTCTAAATGTCAATATGCGCTCTTCAGTCACGGTAGAAACCGCAAACAATACGGTCAATGGAGAGACTTACACCATAACCGTACAGGGTGACGGTGTGATTGGTGAGACAGATTTTCTTCTTGAAATGTTGAACGGCAACGGGCAAGGGAATAGCCTTCCAACTTCGCAGAGTTTAGGGTTGCCAGACACAGCAAAAGTCGGTGCGGGCGTTTATAATAGTGGTGGTGATTATTACAATTCTGTCTTAAATACATGGCGCATAAATAATATCGAATACGATTTTGCGACCTTGCACCCCGGTGCTTTTATCAAACAAATAAAAGTGCTAGTACATGGCGATAGGTCGGGGAGCTTTGTTACGGGAAGTGATAAACACTGTAGATATTATTTTGATAGCTTACTCATTGGCGGCTCTACTTATCCGTCAGGTAACTACACAAATAGTGCAGGATCAGGCACGGGCATTGCGAATGAGGGAGTGAACTATCCTGTGGATTTAGTGGTATCTAAAATTTATCTGCACGCCTCTATGGATAGGGCTGTCGGGGATGCCAGAATAACCACATTCAATATTACGCTCCGCACTCAAGATTCAAAACGTGGTGATGCTTTTTATCAGGATTATGATGACGAAAATACCGCCGTTTTGTATGCCGGGATATTCGGATTAGTCGTCAATGGCGCGAAGCCCGGCAATATTCCGATCTATTCATCAAATCACAAATATGTCTTCGCTTTCACCGGAGACGGTTTTCCTATAACATTTAAGTATAACCAGTCGGTTTCGCCGCTTGACATCGACAACGTGAATCTGGTTGTCTCAGTCTGCGGTCCGAACATGGCATTAACGCAAATATAAAGGTGCATCATGCTGAAGACAATAACTACCGCTCGACAATCTGTCAAACAATATGATGAACGCCCAGGCGTATTGGGTAATGGGTCTGGCAACCCCTACGCTGGTAATTCGCATTATTGGGTGCGGTTTCCTATTGGAGTAAATGCTGACGGCTTAATCAAATATACGTCTGCCAGACCGATCAGATATGCCGGTCAGGGTGATTTCCCCGGACGGGAAGGTGTCGAGATTCTTGTCAGAATTGACCCGTTTGATGATGTCGAAACCATTACCAGAATTGACCCCGGTTACACAACAGACGAGACAGTCGCACTTGACAGCAGAAACTTGAATGCGTCCGATGCAATATCAATGTGGTGGGATTCCAAAAACTTGGTCAGGTTAATTTCTCGGCCAGTTGGAAACGAAACAGCGCAAGTCACAATCCGCGAAAACCCATTCCATGTTGATGATGCTGGCGATTGGTCAACTTTCAGCAACACGAAGCCGAATCAGCAGCCAGACCTATTGAGTCTGATTCCGGTTGCTGATAGTCATCGACTTGCAATCGTGTTCTTTGATTTTCTCAATAACACATATTTGGTCACGACCAGTACGACACAGTTGATGACCTCCGCTCTTGATTCAACCGATTACGACGAATGCTTTGCCCAACTAACACACAACGAATTCAAACCCCTTGTAGCTATTCTTCTGGCCAACGGAGCAACTGAGATAAAACCATCTGATGTCATTGAAGATTTGCGAACATGGTTTCCGACCCCGCGCATTTATGGGTTTCCGACACCGATTACCAGTGATAAAGCCATTTATATCAGATCGACACATTCAATATTCACACATTCATTGACCGTAGAAGGCACTTTGACAGTAGATGGCACTCTCACAGTAGACGATGGTTACGATGCACCGGGAACAATCGAGATACAAGGCGCAACCGGAAAGTTTGGAGACATTGCTGGTGGAGATTACTCCGAGTTTGAAGCTGACGGAACACTAGTCGCAAAGGGTAATGCTACTTTTTGGGATGATTTGCAGGTTAACTTGTCTTCTGTCAGATTACCGGCAGCCAATGCCCCGACATGGACAAACTACAAAGGGTCGCAAGTTTTAGCGTTTTCAGACACTCAAGACAACCTCATTTATTTTACTGCCCAACTTCCGCATAGCTACGAGGAAGGCAGCGATATTGAATTCCACATTCATATTATTCACCCTGACGGTACTGCTGGGGATAGTGTCTGGAACTTTACGCACTCGTGGGCCAATATTGGAGAGGCGTTCCCCGGTGAAACAACAGTCAGCCCAACTATTGCCGCTCCAGAAGTAGCAGACTTGAATCAGATGGCAGAAATTGCAGAGCCAATAACTGGAACTGGTAAGACGATTAGTAGCATTCTCTTGTGTTCTTTAGAACGTGAAGGTACAATAGGGGGAGATACTTACGGGGATGACATTTATCTTGCAGCACTCGATTTCCATGTTAAAAGAAATACCGGCGGAAGCAGAACGGAGAATACAAAATAATGCCACTAAACACAACTACGATACAACAAAAAGCCGCAACAATATTGACCATTGCATCTGGCGTAATCACTGCCGTGCAAGGGTTGCATATTGTTGCCGCGCAAACAGGAACGACGGACGATCTGGATACAATCACCGACGGGTATATTGACACAATAGTCGCCGGGAACACTTATCGCCCATTGTTGATGATTACTGCCGACACTGGCGACACAATCACGGTGAAACACAGCACCGGTAATATCGAATTGGTGGCCGGGATTGACTTGACATTGACTGCCGGGCAATGGTTGTTATTGTTCTACGACGGCACGAACTGGCGCAATCTAAAGGTATTCACACCGGGCGCGGAAATCACAGACGAACTAACAGCACTTACTCACAGTGCTCCTGGATCGCCTGATTATGTGATTGCTGACTTAACAAACCCCGGTTTTGGATTTACCACATTAGATGAAGGACTGACCGTATTATCTGTGATTGTAAACAACGCTGTCAGGATCAAAAACCTCGAAGACCGTTTAGTGGCTCAAGGGCTTTTGATCGACGCGGATTAATTGTGTGATATAATATTCGCAGCGCAGAGGGCGCGGAGATAATATGAATTTAGCATTTCAAGATATACCGGATGTATTAGATGCTTCCAATAGCTTCATAATAGACCAGGGCGTTGCCGTGTTTGCGATGGTCATTTTTTCAATCGTAATTTTTGGCATGATGGGTTTGATGTTCATGATGCAACGCCAAACCGGTAAAATGCTGAAACAAATGGGACAGGAATCAAACCAGCAAGACAAATTGATTACCCAGAATGACTTGAATAGAGTGGCTGCACAACGTAATTCTGAAGACGTAATCGATATAAAGACGCTACTAGGAAAATTGATAGAAGTCCAAGAGCAGGGGCTTGCACAAAAAAATGAAACCATTGAAACAGGTATCGCCAGTATTGATAAGTTGGATGGAAGTGTAAATACCATGCAAATCACAGTTGACAATTTGGAAAAAGCTATTCGTGAAATGATCGCTAAAATGCAAGCAAGCGAAGGCAGAACATTGGAAATATCAGAGCAATCTAAACTCGAAATAGTGAAAGCGGTCACTGATAGTTTTGAACCCATTGTGAAACAATGTCTGCAAGATGCAATCCGTAGCACGCAGGAAACGCCAACAGTATTACACCCAATACCGAAACCGGATAAGCCGGATTTAATCGTGCCCGATACCAGGGACGACAAAGAGGAGTCAAAATCATGAGCATGGAAATCCCAGATCAAAAATTAGCCTATCGTCTATGGGTTCTTCCCCATGCGGAGGATGTATCGGGAGATGAAGAAACAGAAACCATGCCAGCATTAGCATTATATTGGTCATTGCCGGGGCAGGACGCTGGTATGCACCATCGCTGCGAAACATTCAAAAAGTTTGACCCACGTGATACCAGTGCGGAGGCAATACAGGCTGCTCAAAATGTAATGCAAGACCCTGTAAACCGCCTTTTATTTTTAGCTTCAATTGTCGAAACAATCAAAGGTATTAATGATGGATAGGCGGTCATCCCGCCAGAAAAGGAAACAAAAATGATCGAAATTAACCAGGAAGCACTCACAGCATTAGCAGCATTTGCGGGGATGTTTTATATCTTGATGGAAGCAATTCTCAAGCCCGCGATGAAAACCGCGTTGCAACGCTATCGGCAAAAGTTCGCAAAAGAGCCAGTTGGAGATGATGCGATAGAGGCGCAAGACGAACTCTATACCAAACGGCTACATAGCACATTCCGGGTTGCTTCAGTTGTAATGGGCATTCTATATGTCTGGGGCGTTGGTGTTGATATGTCATTTTTCGATGTCTTCGGGCAAACAGCAGAAACAACCATTCAGGAAATTTTCAACATAGTCACCACTGGCGCGGCCATTGGGTTAGGTAGCAAGGGCACGCATTTCCTGGTAGATGCAGTCGAGAGCGTTATGCGCTTTTCGTTGGTACGACTTGCTCCGAACGAGACAGAAGTGGTTTAGCCCTCAGTAGTTCGATAACATAAAGTATAGTTGCTGCCCCTGTGCGCCGATTGTAGAGATTTTGGCGCTAATCAGGGGTATTGTGTTGCGTGAGCAGGGGAGTCGGCTTAGAAACAAAAACACCCCGCCCGGTGATCTGCCGAACGGGGTGTTTCCTTTTTCATCTATGTGAGAGCGTCCTCTCTAAAGGGCATGTGGAGATCGGGTTGCTGCGAACAACCATCTTCCTGTGTTTCCGACTGGGTTACTGTACACTCGCCCAACTTCTGCCACGGGTTGTTTTACCGATTAAACTACGTCCCCAGGAAAGAGTCCTGCGCCAGTCACTTGTTATCTATCCGGTCAATCAGTCCTCTTTGTGGAGAGGGTAGGAATTGAACCTACACACCAAGTCCCGTCACTCATCGCCAGACTGTATCATAGGGATTGAACCTATCGGCGTGCTGCTCTCCATGTCACGGGAGTAGGATTCGAACCTACGACCTTCGGATTATGAGACCGACGAACTGACCACCTGTTCCATCCCGTAATATAATCATTCTACCACTATCTTCTATTAATACAAGCCCTTGCAAACTCCTCACGTAACCATTCAAGATCGTAATCAGGTGGAACAACGACAGATAGCCCGCCCATTTCCTTCTCGCCTGTCATGTCCACGCAATAAAGATCATCCCCTTCTTTTATTTTCTGCCAGAAAATGACATTTACTCTAAGATTGTTATAAAATTGCTCAACCCTTACCGTCTTAAAGTCAATTCGACCCCAATAACCAAAAGGTATCCCATGCTCTTGGTCGATTGCTACAACATCACATTTTAGTTTTTCCATTTTCTTTTGCTCTTCAGAATTCATCACACAATCCCTTCTACGCCCTCTTCCATTGCATCTGGTGCAAGGCGAGTGTTTGTTTACGGTTACGGCGATTCCGTGCCTTCTGATTTGCTTTGTGGCGACCTAGATCAATAGCCCATTGCGGACGGTCTTCCGTCTTCCACTTCGACTTGATGGTCTTGGTCGTGATGCGACGCTTTTTCTTGCGGCTGAACAAGCGGCGAATTCTGCCACCCCATTCTTTGAGACGTTCTACCAGTGTTCGCTTAGACTTGACATCGACCAACGTTTTGCTCCGAAGATATTCGGTGATAACCGGAATCGGCTTATATGGCCGCAGCGTCCCAATCGGTCTTCTTCCTCGACGATTTGTTCCTGTGCCTCGACGTGACTTACTCATTGTCGATTATCTCCTTATCATTGATCTCATCACCTTGTGGTGGTTGGACTGGCGTAGCTGTAAGTACAATGCCCATTATTGGGAATTTGTTTATCCGCCCGTTATCACTTACTTCGCTTTTTGAACCAATAGAAGCGAGATGTAAAATGTCTTGGAGAGCATGATAATACCCTACAGGAATATTGACACCGAACTTATTTATATGAGGCTCAATTTGTCCAGAGACATAAACGCCGTGTCCATCAGGCTGTATTTTAGCTGTGCCGATTCGGTTCTCTGGCAAAGGCTCGCCTATATACAATGCCAATTCATCTGGGATATTCAACTCCGTTTCTGGCGTGAAATATTCGCCTTGTAAGTCTGGGTTATCATGGCTTCCCCAAACAATAGCATACCCACTAACTTTGCCGCTTTCGAGTATCCTAGTCATCGTTTCTCTCCTTTTCCTGGGCTGTCTGATTGCTCCATTTCGATTCTAATCTCCGCTTTCATTTCATCAAGCCATGCTACAACGTCCGCTCTACGCTTTTCGTTCTTTGCTCTATATCGCCGTATTGCGATCTCATTGACAACGTACACCAAGAATAGAATTGTTATGCTTATTATGATGGTTCCCATCATGTAGCCTCTTCAATAATCACTTCCACACGCGCCAAAATATAATGCTCACCTGCCTGCCAACCAAACCCGACGACTCGAATCGGGGTGTCTTCAAACCGTTTGAATAGAGTGGTATCGGTCACACCTTTGCGACTATCGACATAGATTGTGTATTGCCCGACAGCCTCAAAGATGCGAGTAACGTTGTATTTCTTGCTTTTGCAAATGGCTATGATTTTATCGTCTGCCATATCATTCGCCGTCTTCGTCTTCAAAGTAATCATCACCATGATCTGAATGAAGCCTTTTGAAATATGCCTCCATGCCATGTGGGTTAGCACCCATCCATCCACCATCACTATCGAATTGTGATAATGTTTTCTCAGCAAGTGAGCTATCATAGCCAACCCCATCACTTCGTTTGCGCTTCGGCTTTTCCGGTTGCTCGGCGCGGTATTGGGTGTGCAACCGGATGAGATAACCTGCCATATGCCATGCTCCAAAACATGACCACAATACCAACAATAGAAACGATGCCACAAACCACAGGTGTCCATCATTAGGCTTGTTATCAAACAGTGCGATAAGGATAGCATCTATAATCAACGTCAATATGAAGGACGATGCCACAATACACAAACGGGGTATGGCGGGCATGAAATCTGTATTCCACAATTCAATCACCGGTTTCGCCGTCCGTTTTATCAGCCACCATAGAAACATATCATTCACCGTCTTCCATAACTTCAGTCCTTCTCTGATACCATTTGCAATCCCAAAGCACTTTTGAAAAATGGGGTACAGTTTCATGCTCAACAATTTCCCATTCCATTACCACTGTCTTTATTTCTGGATGTCCACATATCAAAGAGCATCCCCCCGAATCATCATATACGAGTTTGTTGTGAATACAGACACCACAATCACATTTGCCTTTTCGTGCCTTTTCCCCCATCATTCCACCTCCGTAATCGCATCACGGAGCAGCGCCAATAATATCACCAACCTGTAATGCAAGCTATCCAAGTATGGAATACCTGTCTCGTTCAGCAACTCATGGCATATCCGTAGCTCGGTTTCAGCCGCGTTCGGTGTAGGCTTGCTGTGTTGGCACTTTTCAACCCAACCGCAACCGTGCATACAGAGGCTCATATTTTCATGGTCGTATTCTGGCATCAACCACTCTCCACATTACTAACTAATTGCGGTATTGAAATCGACAATTCGTAAGTTGACATATCTACTACAGTACCGCCGGATTCCAATACAAGGTATGGAATAAACGCTTTTCGCATCCCGAATATCTGGGCAATCATGCACTTTGCTTTCACGTCATGATACAGCATGGTTGCAGCTTGGCGACGGGCGGCCATTTTGTTACCAGGCTTATTTTCATCTTTGCATTTCAGCACTGGCCAAACAATTTTGAACCTATCGTCCCCGATTTCAAACGACAACATATAAGCCTCTACACCGGTAATATTATCGAAAGCTGAGGCGCGTCCCAACATCAAACCACCGACTTTAATTATCTGATTTTCAGCCTTGTCTAACCAACTATCCGGCGCAGACTTCCCAGATTTCCAATAGTTGACATCTTCGGCAAACTTTACCATCAGCCACTCTCCAATCCTAGAACGCTATAATACTGTGCTCATCACACCATCTGCCGAAATCCTGCTCGATAGTATAGCCAATTAATCCATTGCAAGTTGCCCCTGACGAAAACAATGCACGCTTGTTTGTCATGTCGATGCACACCGCAAAGCCGCCATCTGCACTACGCCTGATTACAATCTCATTGTTGTAGCCGATGTGTTCATTGACGATGCCTGTCATAATTTCGTCTCTTCTGTCTTCTGCTAATGTTGGATAAAAACTCATCATTCAATTCCTTTTCGTGCGCTCAAAGCGCATAAGCTATTTTCTACGATTAGTCGATCAATCTGCTTACAAACACACAACACGATTCAGGTGCGATTAATCCATTACTGTCAGGGTGTGGATCGTGCATCAGTTTACCATCCTTATAGACAACAGTGTGCATCAACCCTCTCTCGGTTTTTCCGGTGAGCAGATAATATCCCTCGACGTGCAACCTGTCATCGTATTCAAAACTTAAAGCGTACATATCAAAACTTTCACGTAGCCACGATTGTAGTTGCTCAAACCAATCAACCCCGAATTCCATAAAATGTGGTACGGTATCCAGGTCGATTCTAAATATTGTTGCTAATGCTGCCTGAAGGCAATTGCCAGGTGTGTCTCCATTTGAACCATCGCCGAATATAGTTTGCATTACTGGCTTCATCGCTCCATTCTCCCATCACTACTACCCGGCGCGGAATTGCACCGGGCGCTTTGCTTGCTGTTAAAAGGCTTCTGGTGTGTTCCTTGTTTCCCACTCTGCCAAACACTTCGGACAATGCCATTTATCATCACGAAGAGAATAAACCTTCAGTCCGTCATGTTTAGGAAGCCCGCCGCATTCTTTCGGGCGCGGAACACCCATAAAGGCAAATGGTTCGGAATCTGCATCAGTGCCTAACCCTAATACTTTCCAGCCTTCGGCGAGTCGATAATTCACCATATTGATATATGCTAGTTCATTATGCTTTGGGTTGTGGTCTGGCCCACGTCCATAAAATGGGACTTTTTCGAGCCGCTCAATATCATGTCTGTGCATTGCGTAATCTAATCCGTATTCACTCATCACATTCGCCTTCCGTTTTCGCCGTCGCCAGTTTTGAAATCTTCGGGTCGCTGATGGTCGGATTGATGACAACCTTAACGCCTAGTGCTGGCAAGCAACCAAAAATCTTATCGGGCATGAAATACGTTTTAAGCTCCTTGTGTTCATATGCCATACCGGACACAAAGGCTTTTATTGCGGATTCATCTGGCTTGAGTAAAAACAAAAAACCAGATTCCGCAACCGCCTTGACGAATTCATATTCATCTTCGTATGCAGGCTCTACTGAACGCCGATAACTGAAAGCGTCAATATCCTTTATGTCTTCCGGGTCGGTAAATGCCAAAAGCGCATCTATAGTGTTTGCTTTGGTTGCGGCATAATCAGACCTAGCCGTCTTGTACGCTTCCTGCGCGTCCAGGTTGCTGGTTTGTAATGCGCGTAGTTCTGGGTCGGCTTTCATCGCCTTCTCAATCGCCGCTTCGTATTTGATATTGGCGGCTTTGGCGACATCGTTAGCAATCCTCTGTAGCTGTGCCTTGTCAATCAATTGCTGTTCAAACTGTTTCAATTGTTTCATCGTCACATCTCCCTATCGAATTATAAAACCGGGCGCGGGCGTTGCCGAATTCCCGCTCGGACTTTGCCCACGCCCGGTGTGAACTAATCTCAGAATGGAACGTAGTCTGGATGGTCTGGGTGGTCTCGGTCTTCTTTGGCTATCGCATGGATGAGATGATAGGTAATCCGCACATCGACTAAAGCGTCATGTGCTTCACCGTCAAGCTCGATAGCAAAATCCTTCAATGCGTCTGTCAGTTTTGGCCATTTATAAGATTTGAAATAATCATTCCAATCGCCTCTATATGCTGCATAGATGAACATTGGATCGGCCCACGTATCAGGAATCGACTTCGGCATTTCGAGACCGTAGGCTTCGCAGGTACGTGCCAAAACTTCCTTGTCGAATTTTGCGTTATAGGCTACGACTACCTTACCCTCCAACGCTCCCCTTAATTGTTCATAGATTTCGGGGAATGTTGGCGCGTCCTCGACCATCTCTGCGGTTATCTTGTGGATAGCAACTGCGCCAGGGTCAATCTCAAACTTCAAAGGCTTGACCAGTGTGGAAATCAATGTCCGCTCTTGATTATCAATAACGGCAACCTGCATAGGCTCACCCTCCAAACCCGTCGTCTCGAAATCTATGATTACAAAATCCTGAGTGGCCAAATCTCGCATCCATAGCTTGCTATCAATAACCTTCTGGGCATGATATTCTGCCGTTCCTGGCTTTAGTCTTGTTGTTGCCATTAGTATTTTATCTCCTTATCTGCTTGTAGTTGGCGGGTGTTGACACGGCCATTGATAAGTTCAACCGCATCAGTATGTAGTTCCATTTGTTCAAAAGTCGCATCAGGTAAAACGCTTTCAATTGCAGCCAAAATCGCAGTGTTATCATATCCGCATTCATAAGCGATAATCGCATCCATTGCGTGCGTCTTATCGCCGGGGTATTGTTTCATTTTGCTGAATTCTGCGAGTGGTGTAACCAACGCTTGATTAAGCGCATCAATCATATATTCTGGGCGATAGTCTCTCATCACATCTTTACACCAACCTGCAAATTTTTCCACCTGAGCGGGGTCTTCATTCCATGCTTTGGTTTTCGGTTTGGATTTGGGCTTGCTTTGCTTCTTCTGTGACTTTTTCCCTGTATCACCACTATCGCCGTCCGGGTCATCACCGGTAGCAATCAGGAAGGTTTTTAGCAGGAAATATTTTTGCGATATTGTGGCCGACTTATTGAGCGCCTTATCGTCGCGTGTTCCTTTGTTGGAGGTATGAACAGTTTCGCCATACCAATCACAGGGCAGCATGTAGCCAGTATCACCGCAGACGAATGTAAAGCGGTATTTCGGCATATACACTTTGTCATCTATCATGACCTCTAGTGTCTCGGATATTAACGCGATGTTCTCTTCTGCTATTAATGGCGCAAGGGCTTGCAGCACATTGTCAGCACTGACATAATCATACTTGTGAAACTTGTTAGTCGCATCTTTCTTGAGATTGAGTATCTTGCCGGTGATACGACTCATCTTAGAAAAAAATTTTGCTCTGGTTTCCATTTCTGATACTGTCTTGTTATTGTCCATCACTCCACCTCTATGCTAATTGTCGCGGCTTCGATTGCATCTCGCATCTTAATTTGTATCGCCTGCATTGCAACGATACGAGGCTGCAAGTAATCTGGGGTATCAACTGCCGGGCTAAGTTCGTAGCGCCGCAAATCGTCTTGCAATTGCGACAACTGGTTATCGACTAAATCTATAACCTGCTTGCACTCCACTACCGTTAATGTAACATTACGAAATCTCATCACTGTGTCTCCTGTTTCGTTTTCTAGCTTCCAAATACGCCAATACATCAGCACGGCGCAACATATACGTTTTATCAAACTTGGCCGATGTGGGGAACTTGCCCGCGTGCCATGCCTTGTATATGGCTTGCACAGATACACCCGCCAATTCTGCCACCTGTCGTGCGGTGAATATTGTTTGCTTTTTGTCTATTTCCATATCATATCCTTGTTTATATCACTACTTGAATTGTATCATAGCGGTTTAATATTTGCAACCCCCAATATCATTCATCACCAAACATGCTCATCTGCCCGGTATCTTCAATCATGCGCTTATGTTCTGCTATTTTGCGACGTTGCGCTTTGGTTTTCGTTGTCTTGCGTGCATAGGCATTTCGTATGCAACGTTGGCATAGTAACCCATAACGTGATTTTGCGAACTTGACACGAACCTGCCTATTATTATCGAATGTCAGGGTTGCACCTTCAGCCGCGCCGCAATCAATACATTTATCATTCATTTCTCAGCCCCTTCTTTGGTTTTCCAACGTGGACATGATTTGCGAATTAAATCAAACATATCGTCAGGATTGTCCCATTCGTAATCATAGGTAGCCAATTCGGTCTCGTCATAATCACGGAGGCATTGTTCAGACTGTGAAGCATCATTATCAACTAAATGCCAACACAGATAACAACACCGCTTTGGGGTCACGTCTATTCTGTCATCATTCATGGCTTCTTACCCCACAACTACCACACCGCGCCTGTAGCTCGCTAATCTTAACATTCATGTCAGCAATCTGCCCACGTAGTAGATTCGTATCACCCAATAGCTGCCCGCGCTCTAATACCATTCCATGTACCACACCTTGCAACCGTGATACCTCCGCCGTCTTTTCGCTGATTTGCTGCTGTTGATATTCGTCGCGTGCTTCAATTGTTGTCATTTCGCCACCTTCGCTTCCAGGTGTTCGGCTTTGAGTTCGTTGTGTTTTATGCTGAGATTGGTCATAACGTGCCACTCGTCTGCACTGCCTATCTCGTGCTTGTTCCTGCGTGCGTATGCTTTGGCAGCGCTTTTCTCAGTTTCTAAATGCTCCTCAAACGCTGCTATGAAGGCGGCTTGTTTTTCGTTTTCTGCTTGTAGGCGTTCCATTTCTTCCAACATCTTTCCTCCTGGGTCGTAGTAATCACCTGGCGTTATGCCTGCTATGCTATTCGGATAACTCATTGGCTGCCCTCTCTGACTTGCCTAAAATTTGCGCTTTGAGTTCGTTATATTTATGGATAGTGCTTCTTGCTTGACTTAGCATACCGCCGCCATAACTGCCGGGGTATGTATCGGGGCAATCTGAAGTCCCTTTATAATCGTCATCAAGCCATGCCTCAAACTCATCACGGAACTTGCGTTCTGCCGCCAGTTCTTTGAGCAAATCTTCCACTGCGTTCTGCGTTGCGTTCAATTCTTGTAGTGTTTCGTTTGTTGTCATTTTGCACCGTCCTTCATTTTTGCCACTTCTGCGATTACCTCCGCGAAATGTTCATCTAATTTATAGGTATCGTGACGAGTACAAATATCGCCCAATGTCTCCGCTTGCCCGTCGTCTATCCAGTCATCGCAAAATTCATACACTTGCGCTAACTCCTCTTTTTGCATTCCGATTACCGTTTCCAAGTAACCGATATATTCCCGTAGTGTTTCGTTTGTTGTCATTGGTTTATTCTCCCCATGCTAAATTTACAATTTTGAATTAAGCCGTCCGGTGACACTGCTAAAGCCGACCTTGCGCTGTCCCTTCATATGATTGCCTTTTTTATTCTTCTGCACACTAATCACCAATTCTGGCATGTGTTTGATCTTGTGCCATAGAGCAATACCCACATCAGCATTCTGGATAATGTTGCGCGATTCCTGAGCGTTCTCAATTCGAGGTGGCTTATCATCGTTGCCGTCCAATCTTATCTGTGCCCCGTAGACTACCGGGATATTGAACTTTTTACGAATGTCCTTCAATGCTTTTGAGATATACATCAACTTCTCACGTTCATTGCGAACACGCACATCGGGGTCAATACCCATTTCTTGGATGTAATCAATAATTATCATATCCAATCCATGTGACCTCTGGATAATCTGCGCTTGCGCCCAAATATCACGCGGCGTGATTCCGTTCTTATGGGTAATGAATAATTTCAACTTGTTCATGCGTCCCAGGCAATCCATATACTTTTGATACTGAGCATCGTTCCAGGTACGGCGCTCTATCATTGCTGGCGGCAATCCGCTTTCCATGCCGTAAAATGTATTGAGGACGGTCTGCAAGTCGCCATCGGCGCAGTTGAAAAACGCCACGCTAAAGTCTTCCAACACTGCATTCAAGGCCATGGTTGTTAATGTGATGGTTTTACCCTCATGCACCCGCGCACCCACAACATAAGTCGCCGGGAAAAGGGCTTCTATCAGTTCAGTTATTGCCGGGATACCTGTCGGAACACCGCGCAGTATTTCGCCCTTCTCGCGGGCTTTTTCAGAAGCGTCAAAATGGTCATGGTTATGATCGGCCATTGTCATTATGACCTGTTGGCTGAGGATGTCCATTGTGTTGTCAATCTTACTCTGCACCCGTGCCAAGATGCGTTCCATACTATCCTCAGTATCCATAGCGCCTTTTATATCGTTACCCAGTGCAATCATCTGGCGTTTGGTGTAAAGGCGCTGTACCATCCGGGCGTAAGTTTCGGCGTGGACTGATGTCGGGGTGTTGGTGGAAAGTTGTGTAAGGTATAGCGGCCCGCCAATGTCTCCAAGTTGCCCTGTGGACTCTAGTTGATGCGAGATAGTCACCATATCAACTGCCATCTCGTTGCCAACAAGATGTTTAATCGCTTTCCATATCCATTGGTGACGCAAAAGATAGAATGCCTGTCCGTCGGCAACCAACCGTGCTACCATGTAATAAGATTCCGGGCCTATCAGCACAGACCCGATACAAGCCTGTTCCACTTCTTCGCTCCAAAGATTATCGGAGGGCATCTCCAACAATGTGATATTGCTTTGGCTGGGCTTCTGCTTTTGGCATTGCTTTGGTTGGTTAGTCATCATTCTACCTTTGGAAGTTCAGTAAGATGCTTACGCGCACGCTCTTCTAATTCTTCTAATTCGGACAACTCTTTTTCGCTTAATTTCACGATCTGAGTGCCAGATAAAGAACCTGGCACTTCAGGCAGAGGTTCGGTGCAAGGCGGAGTATCATCACCCCAATTCATTTGTTTGTCTTCAACAAGCCAGTTCAAGAATCTGCTCTCATTGGATAGCGCGTTCATGGTCAGTGACCACCCTTGTGCCTTCGATACAACTACCATCTCATCGACATAGCGGTCTAGGTTCTTGAGTGTTACGCCCCATTCGGCCAGGGCGGTTGCGACTTTCATGTTGACCGCCTTGTACATGGTTTTGGTTTGCGGCCATCCAATCCTATAATAGATAATGTCAATCATCGCCGCCCGGTCAGGATAGCCGTTGCATTCCCAGCACATGCCGTTTTCTACAATCTTGCGAGGCTTGTCACACTTGGTACATTTTGGCTTCGCTTTCGCCTTGCGCGGTTTCTTCGCTTTGGCTTTGGGCAAATGTTTCGACACGTTATGTAATGGGCTATCGTCTACTACTTCGCACAATGCGCCCACATGCTCCAATTGTTCCGGCTCGGAACTTTTCGTTTGTTTCGAGTCGAAACATTCGTCACAACACGTCACAACCAAGTCACCAATACATGAGCACTTCGGGCACGGGGGCTTCACTTGTGCATCCTGATACTTTTGCAGGGCGGCGCGGCCAGTAGTTGTCAACCTACGGCTCCCACCTGTTGCGCTATATTCCACATATTCAAAAGTGCGTTCTAAATCGTACCATTCGTTTTTATACGCATCGAAAAAGGTGTCATCAGATTTTCGGGCCACTAATCTCATGTATTCCAACACCGCCGCCTGCTTCGATGTCAACTGTTGCTCTTTTTCCATACTGCTATGCTCACGTCCATAGGTGATGTGTCCGCACGACAGGCACACCATGATATTCTCAGTGCTGCCTTTGCCATCAATAGAATACAATGTGTGAACGTCATGTTCTTTGAGCAATCCACAGTCACAACCGCAGATAATCATCAACTGCATAATATCGCCATGCTGTGTTCGGTCTGCCATGTACTTGATGCCATTATCAATCATGATAGTAGGTACTTTTATATTGTCGATGACATTGCCGTACTCGAAACTCAAGTCCGCCGCGTGCTGCAATTCGTCGGCGGTTAGCGGGCTGTCCATGTCGATTTCAGCTCCCAACGTAGTCCGTTTGGGTAATTCGCCGCCAGTGTCAACCCAGCAACCGGGGCAAAGACGGAACATAGATATCTCATTCTCTTGATAATATGTCCCTGACGTTCTCATATCACCGATTAAGGATTGGCATTTACTGCAATACAATTCTCCCATAGTCGGTGTGTGTGTGTATTGCTGCCAATGACTTCTATCATGGTCTTCGTTGCCATTGGCCAATGGTTCGTAGCCAGGGCAATCAGAACAATACGCTTTGCTAGGTTTCCCCAATATACAGGTATTGTCCTGACGACCATGATGTAAGCAATAGACTCTGCGGCCATCCACATCATCACCGGGCGTTTTGTGATATCCGTTACATCCATTGCAGTCGCCGAGAAAATCAAACCCTGTCTGAGTGCATTTGCATCCATCATCATAATGGACGCAATCGGTATGGATAACTTGTTCATCACCGGGCGTGTTACCGACAACTGCTTTTTGGTTGTCGGTAAAAATACTTTTCTTTTTTGTACCACCTTTAACTACTGTACTACCTTCGTGTGTAGATTCTAAAATTTTAGATTGTAAAATTTCACATACTACACTTTTACCGCTTGGTGGATTAAAAGAGAGTGATTTCAATGTGGACAATAGGCTTTCGATTGACTCCGGTGGCAGCGCATCGAGCAATAGATATTCGCCTTTTACGTCACCAAAAGAGTACATCCCGGTCAACTGATATACTGCCTTACGTTTGTGGAGCGGCTTCTCCAATTCCATGCGTTTATTATATGGCACTTTCACAATGGCTGATATTCTTTCTAGCTGTTGTATCCCTTCGACAATTGGCTTATTGCTATAGCCTGTTTCACGTACTAGTTTTTTGATGCTTGGCCATGCTCGCATATTGCCGTTAGCATGTGTGATAAGTGATAGTAGGACATGGAGTGCAGCGCCCTTTACCAAGTGTAGATCATTGCGAAAATTCCAATTGATTGTCGTGATGGTCATGATCTTGTACCCTTTCGTTCACTGTCTTTACTTTCCCCTGCTCGTCTATAGACACGTCTAACAAGGCTATTCAATTCGATGTAGGCTTGTTTTACGGTTGCTCGTTTTACGGATACCCTAATGTTCATTACATCATCGGCGAACACAACAGAATACAACCCTGAATTGTGCTGATGGAAAAACCACTTGTGAGGAGCATAATAGACTTGTTCATTGGCTTTATAATAGCCTAATATTAGCCACCGCGCCGACTCAGTAAAGCACTTAGGTTCATGATAACGCCTATGCGGTTCTTTGTCCCATCTGTATTCTTTTAACATTATGTAAAGATTGTCGTTGCGCTTATACATATATCCTCCTAGATAACAAAAAAACCCACTTCCGGTGAGGCTATAGCGCTTACAGGCGGCAGACACAATTGTGCCCACTATAGCCACCCCGGAAAAGGGTTTGGTACTGTGTCGGTTATTAGCGGCTGTAAGTCCGCATTTGTTAGTCTGTCTTGATTATAACCCACACCGCCTGAGATGTAAATAGGCAATGTTGTCGCTCATGATGTTGTGTCCTTTTCTCTTAACCACAATTCGCGTATGGTCATATGTTTGTAATCGTCTGGATGCCTGCCGTAGTCTTCATTCATTTCAAGTATGAAGCAACCCTCGCATATTCCTGGCGGCGCGGTTTTTTCATCACGGCTATTCAATTCCATTTTGCAAATATCACAGATGCCATACACGTTCATGATTGTTCTTGCTCCTGTTCTGTGAGTTCGTGGTAGCGCGTCAGTATGGCTATCCGTTCATCACACAACTTAGACCACATTGATTTTAATGTGACGGTTCGTATTCCGCCTCGAGGCAATGAAAACGATTGCATGTGGTCATGATACCACCTTTTGATTTGATGGTCGGTCATGGGGCGGTGTCCTTTATTTTTTTCATTGTTCGCTCCATTAGTAACCTGTTGATTGTCGTACTGTAGTTACTGAACAGCACTATTACGGGGGCATTAACACTGAAGTATTCATATAGCTCATTGCTACCATTGTTGTTATGGTAGGTGGGGCGGGATAGGGACTCGCATAATACCATAGGGCTTGGTATTGTCTTACAGTTTATGAAGATAGTCTTGACGCTGCGATATTTCAAATCTTCATGATCGGATTCGGCAGGAAGCCAATGAGATACAATGGCTGTGTCAATATGTGGATACCACTCTTCCAATTCCGATAACGTTATTATAGTTCTCATCACTCATTACCCTTCCGCGCTTGCTGCGCTTTGTATTCTTCGATTGCTTCTATCACCGCTTGCCGTAACAAATCAGCCTCTACGATTTGGTGATATACCGTAGCGGGGATATATGCCATCAGCACGTCACAAGTTGCTTCATGTACTAGTTTTGCCAACATCTTTTCTGATTCAGTCATTTGCTTTTCTCCCGTTTGGTTGCTTTGTATTCTTCGATTGCGTCTTGTATCTCCTGCTCAGTTGCGTCAATTTCCCATGAGTGCTGCGACTGGTACTCGGCGATACTAACGCCCAACCCTGCCAAATACATATGCCGCGCAAGTTCAATATCAATATCGACTTCCTTGCTTTGCGGTACTGGCCGGTCTGTGTTGATGCCTGCCATTCGCATGATGTGGAGTTCTCCGGCTTTTCTGAAGTTGCTCATATTGATTTCAGTATATTCTTTGTGTTCACCCAACCTGATATTCAATATCAAGTCCTCGAATATGTCTTCCGGCAACGCTGCAATCTTCCGACAGACGTTGGCCCGCCAATCGTTGAACCCGCATTTAGCTAATCGTTTTTTGGATATGGATTGCTCTTTTTTGGTATACTGATTACTGCCATCCCCTCCGCGTGGAAAGTCAATAATGAACCGTTGCCCGGCATTACGGCAGATACGAACCAATGCGTCGCCAATATCATTCTTGGCTTCTAGCGTTGCACCGATTTTCTGGGCCATAAAAGTCAACCCTTCCAGATGGTTAAGTTGTTCAACATGTTTGTCTAAGGGCTGTGCATCCAATATTGCCTTGGTGATTACTGGTATCCGTGTGAGCGGGTTATAGGTCATTTATAAGCCATCCAATCCCTATTAGTTCTGCGAATTCTTTCATTTGTTTATCCAGGCGCTTCCTCTCGGCTTTGGTTATATCCCTAGAACACATACGCCCCTTTTTTCTAGGGGCCAGGCTGATGTATCTTGCATAACCACCGATTTCAAGAGCATGTTTAACATTGGCTATATACGACTTTATAGTTTTCTCCGGGATGATAGGGATAGAATAAATACTAAAGACATCAGTCCTGGGACTTAATACCAGAGAAGCCCACAAGTGTTCCCAGAAATTCATCGCCTTGAAATTAGAACGCATACTATCATTGATCTGGCACGAATCCAAAATAACTATTTCGGGCTGTAACCCATCGGATAATATAGAAGAAATAAAACAGCACTTACTCCCCTGCTCCAATTTGCGATGTGTAGTATTCTTCTGCTTACCATCCTGTATATGTTCCTTACGTCTCCGCTTTGGGTCAACCGGCCTCCCAACGTAAAACGGCAAATCATTACGTGGATCAACCAGCATATAGATGTAAAGTATCTTGTCATCCATTACTCATTCCTTCCCTAATCTATTGCGGCATCTTTTGCACATGTCATCACGATAAATATTCAACCATTCATCAAAACCGCATTGTGAGCATTTTTGCCAAGAGTAATCAGAGTCTTGGCAAAAATGCCGTTTGCAATCACCGTTTTCATCTAACTTGGATTGGCAAGTGCTACACACACCCGGCCTATCTACATGAATCGAATCCAGCGCGGCTGCGAACATTTCGTATAGTGGTCTATCTTTTGACATAATACATTCCTTCCCTGCACAATCTATGCTATTATGTTATCAGTAACAGGTAAAACATCACATCCTCCTAAGCGGCAACTTCGCGGTTGCCGCTTTTTGTATTGTTGAACCTACCCTGATTATATCACGCTTTCGCCGGTTTCGGTATCATCAATTGCATCAATATATCGCCCGTACAGCCAACCAATAAAGAGCCTGACGACATAGGTACATACTAATACGTAAGCACCACAATATAACATGGTTGGTATCCAACTGCTGAAACCAAACATCATACTAAATGTAAGCCCACAACATACCCATAGCATAATAAATGCGCCTGTGAGTCCCCCAAATATAGCAGCGCAACCTCGCACCTTTTCGTCTGTGCTTGTCGCCTCGAACCCATCGCTGAATATCTTTTGTTCTTTTTTGTACCTATCATATATCCCATCTTTTACCCAACCACTAAAAGCCTGCTCACCATTCTTGCGTTTACGTTTCATTTCGTCTCCATTTCGTGATTACTTACACATCATTATCATCATCTGTTTTAAACCACGTATATCCCACACACACCACTTTGTACACAATTACCCCGTTGCGTCGCCCTAATCGTCTCTCACAGCGCCTAGCGTGCGTTTCTGCGCTTGCCCGGTGGCAGTGGGGGAGGTGGATTATGGCTTGCGTTGGTAGGCCCGTGTTCGCAAACCAACACTCTTCAAATGCGGACTACCATCCACTTGCCCGGACACTTTCATAGCCTGCTCATAGTTGGCGATGGTCTGTCTCATCTGGGCAACTTGCGTCAAAAGTGAAGCATTGTCATTTCTTAGCCGGGCGTTCTCTTGCTGCAATTCGTTCCAACTACGTGCTTCATCTGTCATGACGTTATTCCCCTCCTGTGTAATAACTGATTTTGAATATGCCCAACGGTTGCGGCAAAAACAATAAATCAGGATGGGGCTGTTGATATGCGAACGTTCCCTTTTCGTAATCGACCATCCAATTACCAAACCATTCGTCAGGGTCAACAATTATAAAGCCTTGAACCCATGTGCTATCGGTTTCCGCCAACAACCATACCCGCACGTTGGGGGTGATAGATTCCACCCATTGTGCAAATTCATCGCCTACCGGGAACGTATATGATACAGCCCATCGTTTTATATGCTCCATAAAATTCATCACTCCCTACCCTTCACTAATCCCAATTCACTGAACTTGCGCCTGAACGAATGCACGTCACTTTGCACCGGTTGTCTGACTGGCGCGTGCGTTTTCATATTGCACACACCACATATCGGATAACGCAACCCGCAAAAATAGAAACTTTCAAGTGGTTTCTCGTGCCTGCAATCCAAGCAAGCCACACGCTGCCCGCTTCTAACTTTCCACATTTCGCCCATTGGTTGTGTGCCTTACCTTCCGCAAAATGCGCCGCAATTGCGCCCGTAATCGGCACGTTGCGAGGCGCTCTGATAAACTTCTGTCATATCGAATAACGCTGGTTGCCGCCGCAAATCTCGAATACTCATGTTGATATTGGGAAACATGAATGCAAATCGCCCGCGTTCGTCTTGGACTTCTTCCTCTATGTCCTGTAATCCATCCAACACATCGGGACATAATTGCACCATCGCCTTAACTTCTGCCTTGCGCTTGTAGTAACATCCCTTACACCCACCACGAGCCATATAAACAGGATAGCGAGGTAAAAGGTTATAATCCAAGCATGTTCTAATAACTTCAAATTTATCGACCCCCTTTTCTTGTAACGGATAACGGATATTCACACCTTCAATTTCCGATATATTACCAACTCTTTTATCTTCATCAGCCCTCAGCCCAATACACATATCCACATGTTTGTTTTTCGCAGCTTGTAAAGCAATCCAGGTATTATACTGTTCTATCTTAAAAATTCGTGTACAGAATCGTGCCCGATGCCCTGGCAAAAATTTTGAACGTCTGATATATTCCGGTAAAGTTTCATCTGGAACAATGCGTATTATTTCCCGTCCGGTTACTTCCTCGAATTTATCCATCTGGTTATAGATTTCATCAAATTCCCAGCCTGTATCAGTAAACACCGGAATCGCATCGGGCATTAACAACGCCATAGCGGTACTGTCCTTGCCACCGCTATATGCAAGATATGTATTCATCGTCTACACTCCTCTAAAGCTGCTCGTTCAGCCATTCGTAAAAGTTGCCCGCCGGACGTTGCAAGTCATAATTACCGGGCTTGTCGGGGCGTTCTCGTTCGTCTCGTGTAGCGGTACATATCCATTTCGTCGGTGGCCCGGTTGCGTCCGGGTCGTAGGGTTGGCATAGCGCCCAATGTTGGCCGCAGTGTGGGCAGAATTGCGATTCGTCTCGTAGCTTCATGGCTTACCTCTTCGGGTCTAATGCCTCACTTGCACATCGTTTGCACAACCAAATCAACTCACCACCGGCATAGCCGCTTCGCAGTTTTGTGGTTTCGCCGCAACATGAAGGTTGATCTTCATCTAACTTTATTGCGTTCTCAAAATATGCCACCAATTGGGCCAGCACCTTGTCTAACTCTCGCTGCGGACAGTTGCCTTTATTTATTCGTTGTGGAATTGTTGCCATCACTTTGCCCTCCTATGTAGGCAATTGCCAATGGCAGCACCGAATAGCGCAGAGATTATTATAGCTAAAATAATAAACCCTCCATTCGATTCTGTCAGCAATATGACCCAATTTATCAATATCGCTATACCTAACAAACTTATTGTGACCACTAGCGCAATTGGTGGTGTTGTTTCGTTCATCACTTTTCCCTCCGTTGAGATTGGAAGCCAGCGCGTGCTTTGCGCCCTTTAATTCTGCGTATTGTTTCATACGCCCGGCGTGCTACTACCTGTTGTTGATCTGCGCCAAAGCGTGTTTCCATTGTTTCGGCATGGCGTTCTTTTTCGCGTGCAATTATCTTCGGCACTTTATGTAAATTATCCGAAGCCCACAATCCCAATGGTATGCCTATTAAATATGCTAATGGATTCATCACATCATCCTTTACATTCTCCGAGAACATTCCCGGTTTACTGCCAAAAACCCGTTTCCGGGCTTGCGGCGTTCTATGTGGTGGTTGGTTAGTCTATCAATCCTGCTTTACGCTTTGCATCCAACATAATGTCATGATGCTCCGGTGTTAACGATGATATGCGCCCCGGTAAGTTCCTCAATATAGGCTCATCGATAAATGTTTGATGGTCGGTCAATAGGCTTTCCAATTCAAATTTACCATTCACAATTACGATGCAATCATCCAGTGTTATCAAGGCTATGTTGCCACTAGGGTCACGTGGTTCAACTGTACGGGTGTAAACAGGCACGCTGCCCATATGCTGTACATATTGCCAATCGTTCCGTTTCAAATGGAACTCGGTAGTGCCTCGGTAATTTGGCAAACAACCTATAACGCCGCCGATGTATTCAACCGCACGGGGCTTAATGTTAGGGTCAAGACGCTCTATCTCACACTTGTCACAATATTGATATTTGTCGCCATTGTCATCGATATTAATTCCGCAACCGCTACATTGTTTCTTCATGATATTCTCCCATATATGATCTTGCCGTTTATTGGCTGTAACCCGGCGTTGCTGCTCGTGCCGAGCTTGGGGTTGGGGCGGCGGGTGGTTAGTGGAAACTATTCCACACCTTTGAGGCTTTTCTCATTTCGGGGAATGTCCCGCTATAAGTCGCTTTATACAACCGCTTCGCTTTGACAGCTTTTTTAATGGCTGTCGCAATTGTCAAACAACGCCCTGATTTCATCTTGCGGTTTGCGTGCCAATATTCCCATGATGGCCCGTGATAGTAGTCGTTAAATATATTGATCTGTGCAGCGCCATTGCCAAAAATAAATGTGGTGTGTCCATCATGTGTGTAAACTTTCATCGTGTTCATCTCCGTGTTTGTGTGTGCGGTTTGTTTTTGTTTTACTATCTATAGTATAGACGATAAGAGGACTATTGTCAATAGTATAGACAATTACTAATCTCCCTCTAATATTTGCGACTTGTGCCATGTTGGATTACCACGCTTTGCGACATCATCAGGGAAATCAATCCCGTGTTCCGCGCAATTATCAGCCAAATGTCCGCGCACTATTTCCGACTTGTTTTTTCCGGTGGCTTCCTCAAGCCGATATAGGGCATTGAATTGGATTTCTGTCAGCTTGATTGTTAGTAGCTTCATGTTTGTTTCTCCTGTACTAAACTATCGAAATATGCTTGCACTCGTGCTGCTATCTGTTTCGCCTTGCGCCTTCCAAATTTGCGCTTTAACCATTCGTTAGGCATTGAAATATATTTACGGTTATTACATCCTCCAACACCATGACATAATGGAACAATGTTCTTTACAACCGTGCCGGGGTTGTCCTTGCCATGCTGTAATGGTATCCAATGATCTTTTGCCGCTCTAAATTGCCCAAACATATCGTTCAACTGCCTACCGCATACAGCACAGCAGCCATTAAAGTAATTGAGAGCATTTTGCCATTCGGCATCGGTCAAGGTATTGGGCAATATGCTTATAAGCTCTGCGCGGGTTGCACTCTCCAATTCGGGGTTGGGCGATGGTTTCGGAAGCGTATCGGCCAATGCGTTCAGGCTTCTTATAGTGTAAACGTTTCCAACATATAGGACTCTTTCATATGGTTTAATACGCCCATGTCGCCGCCAAGTATCCATGTGGTGGAAATTATATCTTTTGTTTGAACCTATCCGCTTAGCTATATATGCTAATGCCTCATCGGTTTTTAATACCTTTGGCTTACGCATAGTTGATTCCTTTTCGTCTTATACTGCCAAAAGCCCGGTGTGATGATTGCCGGGATTGAGGTGGTGGTGCGTTGGTTAGATTTGGTTTGAGTTCACATTTGGACCAACGGTAACTCTTGTTACCGGCATATCCACCAGTGTATTATTGACAATCCCTTCCCGATAATTTGCGGTTGAGAGATGCCCTTCTTTTGCGATATAATCAATGGTCTCTTGTGAGATTGGAATTTGCCGTCCGCTGAATGCGCTTACGATGACTTTACCTTCTTCTTCGTGCATGTTCAACAGATTGTAAAGTTCATGTGCCTTATCTGTCTCAACCCAACTGCTACCGTCTTCACCCATGCTACCGGCAATTTTGGAGCTACCGGCAAAGGTTGCCGCTCTGATAACTGCTGCCACTGATGATGCGTATTTGCCGCCATGTTCGCGCATATTTACTGGTAGATATTCGGTCAAACCAAGTTCTTCGATTTCGCGAAGGGCTTTTTTCGTTGTCTTGGTATCACGCTGGCGATACTGAAATGGTACACTTGCGATTGCTGTGTCTACTGCTTGTTGGATTTGCTCTTGCTTAGTCATCGTTTCATCTCCGTGTTTGTGTGCGTTCAATATAGATAGTATATCAAATGTATAGATGTTTGTCAATGGTATATACATTAGAGCCACATTAATAAACCAAAAACCCGACATGTCATTATGTCGGGTCGGCAACGGGCGCTTATTGGGTGTAGGATGATGTGCGTTTAGTACGCCGCGTTGGTATGTTTGTATTGTATCGTATTATCTGTCAGGGTGCAAATGTCACACAATCGTCCCGCAACCCGCAGCCAGGATGATAATGATTATGATGGTAATGGCGATGTTGATTCGCTTACTCTGTTCGTCGGTCACTTGATTGTTCCTTTCGTTTTGGATGGATATGATTTTATCCATTATAGCACCTGTGGTATGATAGGGCATTAAATGGAGTATACACATGGAACATGATGGTAGCCCAACAAAATGGGTGGATATTAAAACCCTCAAGTTGTGGGAACGCAACCCAAACGAAGGCGACATCGGGAAAATAATGCACAGTATTTCTACGCACGGGTTCAATGACACCTGTCACCTATGGCGCGGTATTGTCAAGGCGGGCAACCATTCAATCATGGCGCTCACTAACTTACGCGCCGATGGTTGGCATCCTGATAAGTGCAAGATACCTTCCGGTTGTCTACGTGTGGAGAATGGCACATGGCAGGTGGCCATGTTGGATATATCAGAAATGGATGATTTACAATCTGATGCGTTTGGATTGGCAATTAACCATATTCAGCGCAGTGGTATAGATGACCCGGTTGCCCTGGCGGAACTATTACAGGAGTTTGCCAATAGTGATGAGATTGCGATTGGATCGAGTTCGTTTAATGCTGATGATTTGGATGAGTTGTTGGCTGATTTGGGTGATAGGGTGTTTGACACTAATCAATTGCCTGATATACCGGAAGGCGATCTGAATGATGCCCACTTACTATATGTGACATTCAAGACACGAGACGATTTAAGTCGCGCACTCAAGATATTGACTTATGGTGAACGCAATGGCTTCATTGCCCATGAAGGGGCACGCAAGTCGCAAATTGACGGCGACAAGTTTATAGATAGGTGGGATAATGGATTTGGATAAAGGTTATTACCAATCGCCTAGATGGTCAACAGAGATTACCGATTGTTCCATGCCGCTGTCATTTGATACATACTCTAATTGCGCCCATCAATGCCTGTATTGTTTTTCGTTTTTCCAACGGGCAGTAGGCAAAAGCGCAAAAGATTATTTGCACCACAAGGTAAAGTCGGTTGATGTTGAAAAAGTTAAAAAAATATTCACAATGGACGAAAGTCTAGTGGGTACTGCCTACGAACAATTTTTCCCATATGTTAAAAAGCGTTATGTGATGCAGTGGGGTGGTTTGTCCGATGCTTTCGACTGGTATGAGCAGCGATTTCGTAAATCATTGGAATTACTAAGGTTTTTCTGCGAGATCAATTATCCTATTTCTATCAGCACTAAAGGTGCGTGGTGGCTAGATGACCCTGAATATATTGATGTGTTGCGCGGTGCTGATAATGTGCATATCAAATTCACTATCATTACGACGGATGAGCAGAAGGCAAGTGTATTGGAGGCGGGTTGTGCAACGCCGTCAGAACGTTTTGAAGCCATGCGGAAGGCATCGGAGTTATTGGGCGCTAATCGTGTTACATTACGATTGAGGCCTTACATTATTGGGGTGTCTGATTTGTGTGTAGATGAGTTATTCCAACAGGCGGCAGATAACGGCGCTTTTTCTGTGAGCTTGGAGTTTCTTTGTATAGAAAAACGCACCACACCAAACCACCACATCAGGTATGATGCAATTAGTGGGCAGTGCGGTTACAATCTATTCCAATACTATAGGCGGCACTCCAAAACACCCGGCTATATGCGACTTAATTATGATTTGAAACGTCCCTATGTTGAACACATGCAGGAGCTTGTCGAGCGGTATAACCTGAAGTTATTTGTGAGTGATGCCCACCACAAAGAAAAGAGTTGCGATGCTGGCTGTTGTGGCTTGCCGAGCGATGGCGTGTTGGGTAATTATGTACGCGGGCATTTTGCAGAGGCGATTTTGATAGCCAAGCGCAACGGTGTGGTGTCATGGGATGATATTGCAGATAAGGCGGCATGGTCAAAAGAATTGGGGTTCAAAAAAGCAATAGGATTTAATTCTGGCACAACTAGAGAACGTGCCAAACGGCAATACCAAAGTATGTATGATTTCTTGCTTGACACTTGGAATAACACAAAATCATGGGCAAGCCCGTCCCGGTACTTTGGGGGTGTGCTAGTGCCTTTGCGATTAGATGGTGATGGGAATGTGATATATGCTTATAATAAGCCGTTTGTTGAAGAGGGACGGCATATTGAGAGTGTTGCCGAATTGATTACAGGACACCAAGAACCATCAAAAACAATACAATATACAATATTCATATTATCAAAAGGACGGGCCGGTATAGCCACAACACCATCACGCCTGGATAAACAAGGCATTGGTTATACTTTAGTAGTGGAACCAGATGAAATTGATGAATATAGATTAGAATACCCAGAAGCCGAAATATTAAGTTTACCGTTATCGGGGCAAGGAATCTCTTACGCTCGTCAATATATCTTGGATTACGGTAGGTGGAATAATCTAAATTATTATTGGCAATTGGATGATGATTTGGGCGCTTGTTATGAATTGGTCGATGGCAAAAGCATCCAAGTAGATT